CGGGGTCGTGGTGGCGGTGTGGAAGACGTCCGGATCGGCGTTGGTGTGACACGACACGGACGTGCCGCCATTGAGCTTGATTCCGGTCACCAACCCGGGTGCGGTGAACGTCGACTGAAAGTTATTCCCCGTTGCGTTGTCCAGGTGACTCGATCCCATCATGTTGATGTTGTTCGTGCCGCTGCCATAAATCACGGTTGACGCGCCGGCTACGACCACCGTGCCGCCGAAGTTGGAGATATTGCCATCCAAGAACAAATTGCTATTTAGCGAAAAACCGTTCGCAAACGCTCCGTTACCAGCCCAGATGAAGTCGGACCCCATGAGCGCGGGCCCGCTGAAGATGCTTGCAAGCAGTGTGGCTCCACCTTGAAGGGTAGGATCGCCAACGAATCCTGGAATCGTGGCCGCGATGAATCCACCACCGAAGGACGCGATGCCGCCTTGATAGAAAACGTTGGATGTCAGGCGCCCCGCAGCATTGTTTTCACCTGCCTGTCCGTTGAAGACGGCAATGCGTTGCGTGCCGACTTCGAGCATGACGATGTTGTTTCCGATGTTCAGCTCGTTGTTACCAGCGCCAGCCGGATCGAAAACCGTCATGTTGTATAGAAAGAAAGCGTTGTTGAACCCTCCGTTTGCATCGCCCAGAATGCCATCGATGCTCACCACATTGATTGCGACGGGTACGAGGAGGTTGACTGTATCCGTCGACGCCCAGGTATTCACCTCCGTTGGAGGCAGTGGAAGCGCTGGCAGCGTAACCGGTACGAGAGGTTGCGTGAGGTTCCAATTTGCGCCGCCCGCCGTCTTGTAGATCCACGCTCGTGATGATTTGCCGGCTGTAGTATTTTGAACGAGAACTCCTGCTGCAGGCGCGCCCGCTGAAAAACTCCCCGACAAAAGAGTATTGCTTCCCGCAGTCGTAGACTTCGCAGTGTTTCTAGTGAACACCGCTGCGGTTGATGCTGGCGCCCCTCCCTGAAGGATAAAGGAACCTCCTTTTTCGTTTGCGGCGCACGGGTAAATCGGATCTGTATTATCGGTGTCGGATGCATCCTGCTCCAACGTCGTGGCTTGCTGAAACCGTGGACATGTACCGACTGCCGCGCCGAGGCGATGCACCCAGATCTCTTGCTTGGTCGCGCACGCCGTCAGCGCCGTGATGCAGTCGTTCTTGTCGTTGCCGGTCGTCTTGTTCACGACCCATTTAGAAACTGTCCATGACACTGGGATGATCGGCGTCGAGCCCGTTACCATGAACGTGATGGGTTTCTTCCCCGCGCATCGCCAAGAGCCGTCGGGAGCCGTGCATGCTGCCATCACGAGCTGCGCGTGGGTGCGCGTGTCGGGCGAGGCCGGCGTGAAGGTCTGAGGGTGAGGCTTCCTCGAGAAGGGAAGGTTGTCCTGGCTCGGGCCTGACGCCTCGACGATGGGGGCGACGTCTGCTTGGGGCGCGGCGTCTTGGGTTGTGGAAGGTTGGCTGCAAGCTACGACGGCAAGCAGCATCAGAAAAAGAAGCTTGAGAGGTTTCATCTACATCTCCCCTTAGAACGAGCCTCTGGCGAACCACTTCTTGTCGCTTGCCCTGTACTTGAACTTCGCCGCCCCGCCGGCGACGGCCTGGATGCTCCCGGTCGCGCCGAGGGTGCCCCCGTTCGACGGGTCTTCCACGGTGACGCCAGCGCCGTTGGCGTCCACGGTGCACGGGGTCGCCGACGCCGCGACGCACTTGATCTCGAACTCCTGCCCGTCGGTCGGCAGGCTCACCCCGTCGGCCGCGAGCGGCGTATTCACGGTGACCGCGCCGGTCGAGGTGTTGACGGTGACGTACTGCTGCGCGGCGGTGGGAGTAAACGGGCTGTCGGCGGGTAGGATGTCGCGCGTCCACGGTACGGCCGACGAGGGCAGGCCCGAGGTCGTGAGCGACCCGAAGTACGTCGCGCCGTCGAAGTAGAAGTTGATCTGCGTCACGGCGCCGGCCGAACCGAGCAGTGCGGGTGGGCCCCCGCCGATCCAGGTGACGGCTGCCGGCCACACGACGTCCCGGCCGCCGGTCGCGTCCTGGGTGAGCAGCAGCGCGAGGAAGACGCCGCCCGGAGGCGCCACGAACGTCGGCGTCACCGTCGCCGCGTCGAGCGTCATGCTCTGGACGTTGCCCGCCGTCCAGTCGACGGCGGGTCCGGCCCCCGAGTTGCCCTTGGCTAGCTCGGGGAAGCGGGCGAGGAGTCTCTGCCAGAGTGCCATGGGGATCCTTTACGGTTGCGGGACTGCGACGTACTGGACGACCACGAACCCGGACCCTACGGCCGGGGCGCCGCCGACCGTCACCAGGACGGCCGCGGGCCCGGGCCACACCGTGTCGTCCGCCGGCACGCTGTAGACACCGTCCGACGTCGGCACGCTGTCGGTGGTCGCCATCAGGAGGGAGGGGCTGCCGGCGTTGCCCACCTCGATCGTCGTGCCGGGCGAGTACGGCGTGTCGATGGCGAGGTACCTCTCGCCGACGACGGCCCCGTTCGGGATGGACGCGGCGGAGGTCTGCGCGGCGGCCGTGCCGATGGGGAACCGGACTTCCACGACGCTCGACGCCTGCGGACCGTTGCCGGCGGCGGGCGGCTTCGGGTAGGTCTCGCGCGCGTACCGGCCGCGACCGACGATGTGGCTCATGAGGCGGGACCCCTTTCCGGGTCACGGGGGACGTGACTGTCTTGTCAATCCCGATTCTGCCCGAGATCGGGCCCGGAAGCGAGCCTGTAGTCCCTAAGCGGCCGCGGCGCGGTCGATGCTGGCCTTCGTGGCGACCGCCGCGGCGGCGCCGACCAGGACGTCGGCCCAGAGCGGGGCGCGCAGGGTGTGGGCGAGCAGCCCCGCCGCGGCGCCCGTCATCAGCGCCGCGTACCGCGGGGACACCGTGCCGGAGGGTGTGGTGGCGACCGAGTCGCCGAGCGCGAACCCGGCGACCGGGCGGCCGCCGAGCGAGACGGTCTCGGTCACGGCGCCGGGTCCTTCGCGGGCTCGGGGTCCTGGTAGAGGTGCACAAGGGACGCGGCGGCGGTCAGCGCGCCGCCGAGCAGCCACGCGCTCCACGGCGGGAGGCCGAGGTCGTGCAGGTGCAGCAGGCCGTAGCCGGCGAACGCGCCGACGCCCGTCGCCAGGGTGACGCTCACCTTGGAGGAGGTCTTCACTCCCATCGAGGATAGCTCCCGCCCGGGCCGCCTACAACGGGTAGGCGTCCGGCTCCGGGAACTCCGGCGCTCGCCGGCGCGCGCGGCTCGCGTAGGCGGCGAACCCCGCGGCGGCGGCGAGGGCGAACCCGCCCAGGGCGGCGGCGAGCGCCGCCGACCCCCCGGTCCGGGTGGGCGGCGTGACGGGGACGGCCCAGGGCGCGAGCGGCTCCTGCGAGGGCGCCCCATAGCCGGGCGGCAGGTACTTCCTGTACGCGCCGCGGCTGACCGTCAGCCACCACGGGTTCAAGTTCGCCCCGCCTGCCGAGCGCGCGTAGGCGATTTGCGCGTTGTAGGCGGGGTCGGTCAGTCGCGCCGGGTCGACGCCGCCCGACAGGGCATTTATTTGCCAGAGGCCGATGCTCCACTCCTGCGCGACGGGCGTGCCCGCGGGCAGCCCGAACTTCGCGCGGATCTGGTCGTCGGACAGGCCGCGCGTGTCGTTGACGGCGCCCGGGTCGCCGCCGCTCTCGGCCATCGCGATGGCCGCCATGAGGTCGGGGTCGGGGAAGCCGGCGGCCGCGGCGACCGCGCGGAGCTGGGCGAGGGAGAGCTTCACGTTGGCGATCTCGATCTTACAGCATCACCGCGAGCCACTGGATCAGCGTACCCGTCCGTTCCCCTCGTTCGGCGCGCTGCTGCAGTTCGAGCATGACCGCGGCCGTCTCGCGAGCGTCTAGACGAGGTTCGTGATCGTTGGCCACCAGGAACGTGAGCATCGCGGCCGACGCGGCGCGCTTGTTCCCGTCCATGAAGATGTGTCCTTGTACGATGTAGACGGCGTACGCGGCGGCCAGTTCTTGAGGTGACTCGTAGTACGAGTTCTTGACGGCTTGCACGGCGGCCTCGACGCCTTCGTACTGCGCGCCGCGGTGGCCACCTCCCTCTTCGCCCCCGTACTGTTCGAGGAGTTGGTCGTGCATCACGACCACCCACTCGGCCGACAGGAACTTCATCGCGTGGCTCGTCGGGGGCGAGCCGATCGGCCTGCGTCGTAGTCGGCCAGCTGCTTGAAGGCCGGACCGTACCGGCGCAGCACCGTCGCGAACGCTCGGCGGAACGACGCTTCAGGCAGGGTGTCGTCCTCCGGCTCTACGACGAGACTGCGCCCGACGATCGAGAGTCGGACGGGACTGCTGGCCTCGATCCCCATCGCCTCGGCTACGTCGCGCGGGATGAGGACGGCGAGGCTGCCGCCCACTTTGGTGATGGTTCGGTGCACCATCCATCGGTTATACGCGCGTACAACTATTGGGTCAACTGTCGGGCGATTTTATCGGCCCACGGACCGTACGACGCCGGGTGCAGGCTGTCCGGCGCCATCGGCACGTTTGGCGCCGGCACGACCGGCACACCGAGCGACGCGATCGCGGCGCGCGCGGCGGGCGCGTTGACGGCGGCGGGCGGCTCGACCCAGACGACGCGCGTGCCGAGTCCGTGCAGCGCGCGCGCGATGGCCTGGTAGTTCGCGGGGTCGGGGTGCGGACCGTCGTTGACGCCGAGCGAGACGAGCGTCACGTCCGGCTTGAACGCCGCGAGCCAGTCGCCGCACTGGCCGCAGGCCGGATCGTGGTTCACCCACTGCGAGGTATTCGTTCCTACATGGCCTTCTGCTTTGAAGTCCGGCAGCAGCTTGGCGAGCTGCGGCCAGAGCCCCACCGCGTACGAGTCGCCGACGAGCGCGACGCGCCTGGCGGCGGGCGGCGCGGGACCACTCTTCCTGGACGCGACGAGCGCCGCGACGCCGGCGACCCCGAGGGCGGCCGCACCGGCGAGGACCGCCTTCCGGGTCGTGTCGGGGCGCACCCCCCGAGTCTACTCGACTCCCGTGCTCGCGTGCAGGTCGCCCCCGGACGCGTCGGTGCCAGGGTGGAACGGGAACCGAGTCACCCACGCGCGCGCCGTCTCGAGGCGGTCGTGGGCCAGCCTGCAGCGCGGGTACGCCTCGCCGGAGTACCCGCAGAGGCCGATCCCCTTTTCTAGACTCGCGCGCGCCTTCGCGAGCGCCGCGCGGATCACGGCCTTCCTGTCCGCGGCCAAGGTGAGCCGATCCTGGACAGAGGCGTCGGGCAGGAACACCTGCCAGAGACCCACCGAGCGCCCTCCGTCGCAGTCGCCCGCCTTGATCCACTGCGGGTGCGTCTGGCGCCACGCGGGATCGAGGCACTTGCCCGTGTCGATCCACGACGCCCACGATCGGCCGGTCTCGTAGTGCGCGATCGACACCAGTAGCAGGGCCGTCTTCTGGCCGTCCGCGTCGTCGGCGAACGCGCGCGTCTCGGACACCACGACGGTCGCGATGTCACCCGCGATCGACTCGCGGCGGTCCGCGTGCATGCTGGGGACGATGGCGGAGAGGACCGACGCGACGTAGAGGGTGAGGGCTGCGATAGGGTTCATCCGACTCATCTACCGCCAGGACTTTGCCGGGGGCAAGCTCCTTGCGCATCGTGCGATCGTGCGATAGTATCGTCCGCATGTCGCGCTCCCGATCTACTCCCGAACCGCTCTCGCTCTCGACCTTCCGGACGCAGCCAGGCGAGTACGTGCGCGACGTGGCGCGGGGCGGCAAGCGTTACCTGCTGACGAAGGCCGGGAAACCGGTGGCCCTCCTCATACCGGTCAACGCTCTTGGAGGAAAACTCTCTGAGGATGATTGACTGAGATGCCCGAACTTTCACGCTTCTACAACATCGTCATCACGATGTTCTATCGCGACCACAACCCGCCGCACATTCACGCGTACTACGGGCATCGTAAGCGCCCGGAGTGGGCGGCGCAGATCGACATCCGAGACGGTTCCGTTCTGGACGGCGACATCCCGAGTCTCGCGCTGCGTCTGGTGGAAGAGTGGATACGCATCCATCAAGACGAGTTGCTCGATGCTTGGAATCGCGCAGTTGAGGGACAGGCTCCCGGCAAGATCGCGCCGCTGAGGGTTCGATGAAGCGTCATCGGCACCACCCTCTCATCTGGATGGTCGAGTGGCTCGAGAAGAACGAGGTGCGGCTCTTCTTTTCCACCGGGCGCATCGTCGAGCTGAAGCTCCCCGTCGCGTCTGCGAAGAGAGCGAAGATCGTGGACAACGGACTCGGGCTCGATCCGGGTGACGGCATGGACATGTGCGCTGTTGAATTGCATAAGCAGCCAGGTAAGGTCTGGACCCAAGGGCACTGGACCTGATGCGTTCGGACCTCGACACTGCCGGCTAACCTCGTCGAGCCACGCACTCCTCGACCGCGCGGTGCAGGTCCATGACGCGGGCGACCGCCTGCGCCCGCTCCTCGGGCGGCGGCGACCGGACCTTCCACGACCGGAAGAGCGCCTGCAGCGCGACGGCCTCGCGGCGCAGGTCGACGACCCCCTCGCTGACCGGCAGCGCGTCGAGCCGGCGCACGGCCTCGCTGGCCGTCTGCTCGAAGAGCGCGATCGTGCCGGAGGAGCGGTGGGTGGGCGGGCCGTCGGCGTCGGTCACGCCGAATACACTGGCACGGCTACGCGCCCAGGACCATCGAGGGCAGGCGCATCTTCTTGTCCCTTACTACGAAGTTGCAGTCTGCCGCGAACCGGCCGCTCGGCAGCGCGAGCTGCTGAGTCGGGTACGCTTGGTAGACGCCGAAGTCCGCGACGGAGATTTGCTGAACATTGGATAGTGACCGCCAGTACCCTACGAACGGCAGTTCGTAGAGCGCCATCGGCGACAGCGGCACCTCGTCGCCGACATACACCTCGGGAGCGAACCCGCGCGCGATGATGCTGCGGGCCCAGGCAGCACCGTACGCGCCCGCCTGCTCCGGGGTGCAGCCGGCCATCCCCTCCAGGTCGCACGCCAGCGTCAGCAGGGGCGACGCGCTGGCGGGCAGGCGGAGCGCTTCGGCACGGGCCAGCTCCCGCTCGGCGTCGGCCGCACCGCTCTGCGCGTCCCACCCCTCGACCCGACCCTCGCCGACGAACGCCACCCCTAGGCCGGCGGCGAGCAGGCCGTCCAACTCCTCGGCCGTCAGGTTCTCGAGGTAGCGGAAGGCGAAGGTGACGCCGGTGCGCGTGCCGGGCAGCACGTGCGCGGCGATCTCCTTCGCGACCTCGGCGGAGATGGGCGAGAGGCAGTCGATGCCGACGGCGCCGAACGGGATCTCTGCGACTCTCACTGGACCTCGAAGGACAGCAGGAAGTTCATCAGCGCGCCCGACGCGTCGCGCGCGACGGGGACGACCAACTGCACCTCGACGCCGCCCCGGACGGGCAGTCCAGGCTCGGCGCGGACGTCGCACGTGGACGCGCCGGCCGAGATCGTCAGCAGCCTGCCGACCTCCTCGCCGCCCTCGAAGAGGCAGACGTCGTGCGGGCGCGGGCCGCCCGGCCCGAGCGTGTTGTAGCTGCCGAGCGCGCGGGCGCTCGCGTGCAGGTGCGCGCGCACGAGGACGCAGTCGCGCGGGAAGACGAAGACGTAGCCGACCCGCGAGCGGGGTGCCTTGCGCAGGGTCGCCTCGGGCGCGGGCTGGAGCGAGGGGTCGCGCGGCAGGACGAACAGGTGGTCCTCGGCCGCGGGCGGCTGCGGGCTGATCGTCCCGACAGTGACGAGGTGGAGGCTGCCCGCCATTGCGGTTACACTGTAACACGGGCCGGGCGACGGGCGAGTGAATTGAACCGGTGGCCGCCCCGTCTGTCCTCACCGAGATGCTGACTGAAGACTCCTCCTGCCTGCTCCCCTCGGACGCCGAACTGCGGACCCTCAGCGACGACGAGGTGAAGATCCTCGAGCGCGCCACGATGCTCGTGGTCGGCCTCCGGTTCGAGGCCGAGCGCCGGAGGCGCCGGGTCGAGAGGGCCGTGGGGTCGCGGCGCGACATGGTGCCGTACGACGGGGACCCGAACCTCGCGCCGGTCCCCGACGACGAGGTAGAGACGTGAGGGGCTCCGGCTGGGTCCTGGTCGCCGCGTGCGCCCTCGCCGGGTGCGGCGGGGCGCCGTTCACGACGGCGCTCGACTCGCCCGCCGCGCAGGACGACGGCGGGTCGGTCGCGGCGCAGGACGGCGGCCGCGACGACGCGCCGGCCGACCCGGTCGAGGCGACGCTGGACAGGCAGGCGACTTCGGGGGACGGGGGCGTTCCCGACGGCGCCGGGCAGGACGCTGGGCAGGACGATGGTGGCGGGGACGGCGGGGACGGCGGGGTCGACGCTCCGCGAGCCTGCGTCTCGGACCTGTCCGGGGTGGGGACCGGCGACTTCCGGATCGAGTTCACGATCGCGACCACCGACGCGCCCGCGTCGTACATGGCGCTGCTCAACCAGCGCACCCACTGCGACGACACCCGACCCGGGTGGGACGTGTGGATGACGGCTGCCGGCGACCTCGGGATCGAGGTCTTCGACGGCTCCGCCGGCAGCTACGACAACGTCACGCACGACGGCCGCGCCGTCAACGACGGCGGCCCGCACCGCGTCGCGGTCAGCCGCAGCGGCGGCGGCACGGTGCTCACCGTGAGCGTCGACGGAGCCGCGCGCAATTACCCCGGCGAACTCGCCATGGCGCTCGGCACGCTCGCTCCGATGGACGAGGGCAGCGACCCCACGTGCACGGGCGTCAGTCCGATCTCGGGGCAGCTGACCGACGTCTGCGTCGCGCGCTGAGAACTGCGCGCGACTGAACCAGGAGATGACGTGATGGCGTGGAGCCCTACGTGCTTGCAGTGCTCGTTCTCTCAGTTCCGCACGCCGTGTGCGGCGCACTCGAATGAATGGCACTGCACGATGTGCGGCGAGTACCACCCTAAAGGGCTCAGCCACACGGAGGCTGCCGCACGCTGGCCGCTTCCGGCGGACGACGTGCGCGTCCACCCGCGTGCGCGAAATGGAAGAATAGATGGTTCGCGCGTGGTGCGCGGATCACGTACTCGAGATACGGATCAGGGGTGACCGATGACGCGGTTACGGAAGAACGTCAGCGTGGGTCGCCCCCACGGCTCGCCCCGGCTCGTCGCACGCATCCACGCCGTGGCATCGGGCACGTGGTCGAAGCCGAACGCCGCGAAGCGCTCCAGCCAGTAGGGCTCTTCCTGCTCGTTGACGTGGTGCCAGCCACCCTGCCCGGGGCGCGCGAACGTCATCGCCACGCGTCGGCACTTCTGCAGCGCCGCCATCCAGTTGGCCATGTAGGCGGCCTCGACGTGCTCGACGAACTCGGCGCACCACCCGAGGTCGTACGTGTCTCGAGGTACGTAGGGCGCGAGAGTGAAGTCGTGCTCGATCATCGGGTCGCACTGGCGCGCGGCCAGGCAGCGCGGGTCCCCCTCGATGCCGACGGCGTGCAGGCCCCGGTCGACGAACCACTTCGTGGAGAAGCCGCCGCCGCACCCCACGTCGAGGACGCTCTTGACGGCGTAGTCGCCGATCAGCCTCTCCCAGATGTCAGGCAGGAACGTGTAGGAGTCGACCTGCGTGACGTGCGACCCGCCGAGGTGCGGGTCCTGATGGGGGTCTGACATGATCTCTCCTTCCTCAGGGTGGTATGTTCGCGTCGTACTGGTCCACAATGCGCGGGATCACCGTGTAGATCCGCAGCTGCGTACTCGCGTCGGTGGCCAGCATGGTGTCGACCGGCTTGCGCGCGCCGACCTGGTCGGCCACCTCGCACAGCGTCCTCAGCGCCTTCTTGCGCACGCAGTACGCGTGCGTGCACTGCGGGCGCGCGTCCGAGTAGACGTCGCCCCTGACGTGCATGCGCGACGCGGACGTGCAGCAGCTGCCCACGTACAGCATGTCCCAGTTATCCGGCACGTCGCGCAGTGCGGCGTCGAACCGCGCGCGCCAGTTCGGCTCGAAGCGGGCGTCCGACTCGACCACGAAGAACGCGTCGTCGGGCAGCAGCAGCAGCGCCGCCCAGAGCGCGCGGTGCGACAGCCAGCACCCGGTCGGCATCATCCCGATCGAGTGGGTCTGGTCGGGGTCCTGCGGTGCGATGACGGCGGAGGTCACGACCGCGTTGACGCCGATACGCTGCGCGTGGATGCCGTAGAACATCTGCGCGTCGACGCCGCGCTCGGCGAAGTGCGCCCGCATGTGGTCCGCGTGCGGCGTGAACTTGCCGTACCGGTCGTCGGTGAGGGTGACGCAGACGGTCCTCACGACTGCACGTACCCCGCGTCGTAGGGCGGCCTGCCCGCCTTGCGCGCTTCGCGGTCAGCGGACAGCTCGTGGTCGGGCGCGGCGGCGTGCCACTCGCGCGCCAGCGCCCCGCTATCGCCTTCGCAGAACGGGTACAGGGCGGACTCCGGGATCGCCCCGGTCCGGCACTTGTCCCCGATGGGGCAGGCGCCCCGGCATACCCGCTCCTGCACGTCGGCCGCGTACCCGTCGGGCAACTTCCTGTTGACTCGGCGGCCCGTGATCTCGTTGTGTCGTAATATAGCGTAATTGCACTGGAAGGAGTCCTGGTTGCGGATCCCCCCGCCGTAGCCGACCTCCCTGCCGGTCTCGGACTTGGTCGGCGGCTCGACGACGTAGAGGTCGCGGTGCATGACGAGCGAGCAGCCCGCCTTGACGACGCGCGTGCCGAACTCGCAGTCCTGCAGCGACTTGGTTCCGTCCATTAACTCGTCGAAGCCGTTCAGGGTGACGGCCACGTCGAGCGGCACGAGCGAGTAGCCGAAGTAGTGGTGCTCGTGGCAAGGTGACACGACGAGCGCCGGGTCGTCGACGAACCGGGCCGCCCTGTGGTCCATGGTGTAGATGTCCTCCTGCGAGAAGCCGTGCAGGTCGAACTGCACGGGCGGGCACGGGCCGCCCGGCAGCTCGGCGGGCATCGGGCGGCTGCAGTCAGCACGATCGGCTACGCCGTACCAGGCCACCGGGACCTTCCCCGCGCGGCAGATGGAGGACACGAGCTGCAGGTGGTGGGGCGGGTAGAGGTTGTTCTCGGCGCCCATCCACACGTACTTGCCGTCCGCCCAGACGAACCCGCGGTTGATCTGCGTCGCGAGCCCCACCCTGCCGCGCGCCTGCCAGTAGTTCGGGGTAGTCGGTACGTGCTTGACGGGGAACGGCTGCGGCCGACCGCGGAACCAGTCTGGGCGCGTCTCCCACAGCGCGTCGACGAGCACCAGCTCGAAGTCGCGGAACGTCTGGTCGGCGAGCGTGCGCAGGAACGGCTCGAAGCAGTGCCACCCCGCCGCCTTGCCAGCGTACGGATAGTCGTCCCGGGCGGTGTAGATGAGGACCGTGATCTCCGGCTCAGTCATCGGCAAGCTCCCGGGCCATCTCGGCCCACGTCGGTGGCGCGTACCCCGTCGCCTCCGCGAACCTGCTCCCGTCGAGTGAGCGGTCCACGGGCGGCCCGTCCACCCGCTCGACGCGGCAGGTCAACCCCTCCAGCACGAGCGCCTCGAGCAGGTCCGCCTTGCTGACGGTCGGACCCGCGACATGGTAGAGGCCGGACAGTCCCGGCGTGGCGAGCGCGAGCCCGACGGCGCGCGCCAGCTCCGGCGCGGACAGGCCGGACCAGAGCGAGCGCGTGTAGCCTTGGACGGGCTCTCCCGCGGCGTCCCTCGCCAGCAGCCACTCGAGCAGCCCGCGGCGGCGGCGCGGGTCGCGCCCGACGAACGACGTCCGGATCGTAAGGCAGTGTGGCCCGACTACCTCGCCGGCCGCCTTCGACTTGCCGTAGGTGTCCTCCGCGTCGGTCGGGTCGCCCTCGCGGTAGCCTCCGGTCCGGCCGCTGAACACGCAGTCGGTCGACACCTGCAGGAACCTGCAACCGCGACGGCCCGCGATCGCCGCGATCGCGTGCGGCGCGCGCGCGTTGACGTCCCACACGACACTCGCGTGACGCGTCGAGCACTCGCCCTTGACGATCCCCGCACAGTTGACGACCGCGTCGGGGCTCGACCAGTCCACGGCACGCTCGATGTCTGCTGTCCTGGAGATGTTGACCCCTCGAATGAGTCGGTCCTCGTAGTTCCCGTTCTCCATCGTCGTCCCGAAGACGTCCATCCGGCCGGAGAGCTGGCGCACCAGCGCGGCCCCAAGCATCCCCTGCGCGCCGAGGACGAGCACCCTCACGCCGGCACCAGCCCGGCGCGCTCCAGCATCCGGCGCACGCCCGCGACGTCGAGCCTGTCGGTGCTGCGCGACGTGTACTCGCGCGCGGTCGGCGCGGACAGGTCTTGGTCGCGCGCGCCAGGGTAGATGATGAAGAAGTCTCCGCGCTCCTCGGTCCGCCTCATCTCTTCCTCGTTGACGAGTACCTCGTGCAGTTTCTCGCCAGGACGCACACCGATGGTCTCACGGGGGTAGTCCGGCCGCGGACTGACGGCCGCCGCGAGATCCGCGATCGTGGCCGCCGGCATCTTCTTGACCCAGACTTGTCCGTGCCGGCCGCCGAGGATCGCGGCCAGTGACAGCTCGACGGCCTCGCTGAGGTCGAGCAGGAAACGGGTCATCGTCGGGTCGGTGATCGGCAGCGGCGACCCCTGCCGGACGCGATCGAGGAAGAGCGGCACGACGCTCCCTCGGCTACCGATCACGTTGCCGTACCGGACGCAGACGAAGCGCGTGTTGTTCCTCGGCTCCTGCGTGCGCAGCAGGATGCGCTCCATCATCGCCTTGGAGATCCCCATCGCGTTGATCGGCGCGCACGCCTTGTCGGTGGAGATCGCCACGACGGCCTCCGGCTGGCACCGGACCGCCGCGCGCCGCACGTTCTCCGAACCGAGCGCGTTGGTCCTGACGGCCTCCACCGGGAACCGCTCGCAGTTGGGCACCTGCTTCAGCGCGGCGGCGTGGAACACCCAGCGCGCGCCGCGCATCGCACTCTCGATCGACTCTGGGTCGCGCACGTCCCCGGTCACGAGTTCGATCCTTGGGTTGTTCCCGTGCTCCTCGCGCAGCGCGTCCTGCTTGCCCTCGTCGCGCGAGAACACGCGGATCTTCTCTACACCCGGCTCGGCGAGCAGTCGACGTACGATCGTCTTGCCGAAGCTGCCCGTGCCGCCCGTGACGAGGACCACGCCGGTAAGTCTCGCGTTCGCGCTCACGTCGACACGGTCTCCTTCGGCGTACGGTACACTTTCCATCTGTCGTGGTCCTCCGCGAGCGCGCAGCCGCGCTGCGCGAGCATGCCCTGCGCCCTCTGCGTCGAGGGCCAGTCGGCGTCGTCGAAGATCCAGAGGCCGCCGGGCCGCACCTTCGGCAGCCACGCCTCGACCTCCTCGCAGGAGACCTCCTCCGAGTGGTTGGAGTCCTGGTGGATCACGTCGATCGTCCGGTCCACGTAGGTGGAGACTACAGCGCGAGATGTCGCGCGCACCAAGCGCGCGTATGGGGAGAGCATGTGGCAGAACGACCGCGCGTACTGCTCGATCACCGCGTAGTCGAGGTGGCCCCACCAGTCCGCGTTCGCCGCGTCGTTGGTACCCTCGAGCGCGGCGTCCGCGGTGAACGGGTCGACGCCGTCGGCGCGGCCGAAGCCCTGGTCGTGCAGGGCGAGGGCCATCGACCACACGCCCCGCCCACCGAAGACACCCAGCTCGACGCAGAGCGACGCGCCGCGCGCGAGCTGCGCCATGCGCTTGGCCTTCTCTGGCGTGCACCAGCCCGGGATCATACCCAGGATCCGGTCGATGGCGAGTTCGACTTCCTCTTGGCTCACGGCTCGACCCACCTCATCTCCCCCACCTCCCGCGCGTCGACGCGCAGCACCCACGCCTCGCGGTCCTCGACCCCGTACGTCAGCACGAGGTCGTCGCCGTCCCGGGCCAGCCCGGCGCAGAACTCCACGCCGTGGTGGGCGAACACCCACGCCGGCGTCGCGCCGGTGACGCGCCACTCGGCGTCGATCCGAACGAACCGGTGCAGATAAATTCTACCGTCCGCGGCGTCGACGACCTCGTGCGTCACGCACAAATAACCGCCGTCGTGCGCGATCGCGGCGCCGCCGCGCAAGTGGTCGAGGGCGAGCGGGCAGTCGCGCAGCGGCCCGGGCAGGACGGCCGTCGGGTCGAGCGAGTAGATCCACACGAGCTGCCCGCCGACCGACAGCGGCAGCCAGTTCTTCTCGTGGAGTTGGTTCGACGGCTGGACGTCGGCCCGCTCAATATCTCCGTCATCGTCGATATATAGACGGGCGATGAGCCGCCGCCCCTCCGGGTCGCGGTCGCACACCGTGGCGCTCGCGGTGAGGTCGCCGTCGACCGAGACGAGGCGCACGTCCTCGTAGCCGACGATCCCCGACGGGTGCCGCGGCGACGGGTCGAGGTCCTCCATGGGCATCGGGTCCACTAGTCGTCCATCCGTCTCTAAGACGCCGAGGTAATTCTCACTCCGGACGACGCCGCGCGGGTCGTGCACGGCGTATTGCCTCCCTTTGCCGAGCGTGTAATTCACTGCGCGCACGACGCACCAGAGCTGCCCGTCGTGCCGACAGACGCTCGGGTTCATCGGCAGGCGCCCGCCCGGCGGCTCGAACCGGATCCTGGTAGCGCGTGCGCTCGGGCACGCGCTGCCGATGGGGGGCGGCCGAAGCATCGACCGGGCGGCCTCGCGCGCCGCCGCGGACGCGGAACGCGACACGCTGACCCAGTCCGCGTCGCGCGCGCCGGTGCCGGTCACGGCGCGCAGGCGCGCCTGCCGGGCGGCGTGGTACTCGAGGTCGGCGCGCGCCCTGCCGGGCGCGTCGGGGAGCGCGGCGCGCAGTACGTCGTACGGCAGCTCGTAGAGCGCGGGCAGGTGGCGGAAGTGGGGTCGGTCGACACCGCACCCGCGGTGGCGCCCCACGGACTCCGCGACCCGCGCCCACGCGACGGCCTGGTCGGTCGCGCCCAGTTTTAGAGCCGACTCGGCGGCGACCCACGCGCACTCGGCGTACGTCGGGTCGGCGCCGAGCCCCCGCGCGGCCGCGCGGATCGCTGGCTGGTACTCGCCTAGCAGGAGGAGTTGCTCGGCCTGCTTGAAGCTCGCCCACGCGGCCTCGTGGCCCGCCCCGCGCATCCGCGCGCAGCGGCCGAACGCCCGGGCAGCCTTGGCTCGGTCGCCGACCCCCTCGAGCGCGAGGCCGAGATAAAAATGCCAGCGAGGGTCGTCCCCGTGCGACTCGAGGTACTGGCGCAGGAGGGCCACGTCACGCGCGCACTTGCGCCGCACCTGCTCGTCGCTCTTCGCGAGTTCGCTGAACGTCACGCCGCGCAGCGTCTCGCGGGTGCCGCCGAGGAGGCACTCGTGCGTGGGCCCCACGTACCGCACGTCGGCGGCCGCCCGGATGACCTTCTCCTTCGGGTAGGAGCCGTCGTCGGCGTCGACGAGCAGCACGTCGACCCGCGCGCGAGAGAGTTCCGCGCGCAGGTCGGTGGAGCCGAAATGAATTCTTTCGTCCGAGTCTACGACGACGACCCACTCGGCCGACAGCCCGCGCGCGAAGTCGAGCGCCGCGTTGCGCGCAGTCGAGAAGTCCACCCACTCGTGCGCCGTGACGGCGAGCTTGCTGCCGACGACCTCGCGGGCGCGCGCGACCGTGCGGTCGGTCGCGCCGGTGTCGACAAGCAGGACCAGGTCGACGTGGGGCGCGACGCTCGCGACCGCGTCGGCGATCTCGCCCTCCCGGCTATCTGCAATCGTGACGCTCGCGATCACTGCCCGCCGGATGGTAGTCCGGCGGGCAGCCGGGTGTCACCTGCTATCAGGTCGGGCCGCTCGGCGCGCTGGGGCCCGTGACGGACGTCACGAAGTGACGGCGCAGGAAGATAGGTTGATCGCGGGGACGAGTCGCCCAGCTCCAGCCGGCGTATTGGCTGTCGTAGTGGCTGCCCGCGTACACGTGGGCTCCGTGTTCGCGGTAGACCGCCTCGTCGATGACGGCCCGAGGAGCGCCGTTTTGGCTAGCGCCCTGCTTGGCGCGAAGGGTCGTTAGTCTGCGGCGCATGTGATATGTCCTCCATTGAAATAGCCCCGCGCCGTGTCACCGGCCGGGGCCTGGCTCGACCTCGTACTAGGAGGTGAACGATGACGATTGTACGCTATCCATGCGTCGTCTGCGGCAAGTCGAGCCGATCTAGGCGTCGACGAACATGCGGCAACAACGCGTGCATCCAGACGGCTGTACGGAAGGGGCAGTTCTCGGGAGGCGCCGTCATAGCTGTCCAAGCAAAGGCTAGGAGAGCTAACCCTTACATGAAGGCTGGTGTTTTCTTCGTTCCGCTCACGCAGGGCGCCTTCACGAAGATCGACGTTAGAGACGCTGCCAGAGTAATGAGGTACTGTTGGTACCTCTATCGACACCCTCAAACGGGAAGGATGTACGCCGTTCGAGAAGTGCGAGGACGTACTGTTCGACTCCACCGCTGGCTCTTGAGCGCGGACGTGACGGAAGACGTCGACCACGTGAACGGAGATGGTCTTGACAACCGCAGAAAAAATCTGAGGAAAGCAACAGCGACTCAGAATGCGTGTAACGCGCGAAAGAGAGCGTGTGGAGCGTCTAAATACAAGGGCGTGACCAGAGATGCGAGTTCGCCCCCATGGCGAGCGCGGATCCGAGTCGACCACAAATTGATACATCTTGAACGTTTTTATACCGAAGAAGATGCCGCAAGAGTGTACGACGGCGCCGCGCGTCGACTGCACGGCGATTTCGCCCGCGTCAACTTCCCGGTCGGCGATGAGCAGTCCGCTCTCCACTAGGACTTCCCCTCTTCCGGATCACCCAGCAGCCGCAGCAGGATCGCGTCGGCCACCATCGCCAGGAAACTCGTCGCCGCGCCGACGACGACCGCGTCGACCAGCCACCCTCGCCCGACGGACACGAGCCCGCTGGCCCCCGCCGCGGCGCCGACCCACGTGCCGGTGCACTGGCTGCACTGGAAGAGCGCGGGCCACCTGCTCTGAATCGGGCGGAACAGCGTCCCGCGCACGACGATGAGCGTCGCGCCAACGAGGGCGCAGAGCAGGATCGCGCCGGTCATCACAGCTCTTGGGCGCTGATCGAGAGCATGGAGACGCCGGTCACACCGTGGCCCCCGACCGAGTTCCACTCGACCGCCAGCACGACGGGCACGCCGACGGGCAGCGCGGGGTTCGAGATCCCGATGAACGCGCTGACCAGTTGACCGCTCGCGGCCACCGACCCCCCCGCCGCCGTGATGATCTGAGCCCCGCTCTGGACGCCGCCGATCACCGGCGGCGTGCTGGTCCCGAAGACCCACCCGTTCTGCGTGACCGAACCGCCCGACACCGACAGGCCCGTCCCGGTGATGACGACGATGCCGAATCCGTAGATCTCGGCGTTCACGTCGTTGACGACGGCCATGTTCCCGTTGACCTGGATGAGCCCACTCGTCTTCGGCGTGTACAGCTTCGCCGCGAAGAGAGTGGGGGGAGAGGTGCCCGGGACGAACGGCGCGTTGAAGTCGACGATCGGCGGCGCGCCGATCGACAGGTTCTGGGCGCCCGCGGAGGACTGCGGGCGCGTCGGGTACGTCTCCCTGGCGTGTCGACCTCGACCGATGATGTGCATCTGGACCTACCTCTTCCTCGCGGTCAAGAGGACGCCGAGGCGCTCCGCCACCTCGGGCCTCAGCTTGACGGTGCCGACCGACCCGATCTCGGGGTCGTCGTCGGTCAGCTCGACGGAGCCGTCGTCGAAGATCCTGACCGTGGGGCAGCACCTCTTGTACCCGCACGCGGGGTTCTGCGGCTCCGCAGGGGTCGGCGGGACCTGATCGCAGAGCACCTCTTCGTAGATCTTGTTCGGCTGTCCCATGGGTCATCCTCTCATCCGGTCGGGAGCGGCACCTCTCTCAGGTACATCGTCGAGGCGGCCTCGTTGGGCGAGGAGCCGGAGGTGGTGAGCAGCGCGCCCGAGCTGCTGGCGACGACGACGAGGTTCACGTGCGCCGTCGCCCCCAGCGCGAGCGCGCCCGGCAGGAGGAGCGTGACCGGGATGGACTCGTAGCCCTCCGAGTCGAGCGTCGCGGCGGCGACGGGGGTGGTCGTCGTCGTCCCGTTGATCCGGGCGAAGACGAAGATGTTGATCTGCCCCTCGGTGGTGTTGCGGACCTCCACCGCGGCCTCGACGAGGACGTCGCCGGTCACGTTCGGCGTGATGGGGGCGCCGTCCGCCGTGATCGTCCCCGCACTGACGGCCGACCCGTTCGCCGCCGTGAAGACGGCGGTCCCGGGCGCCGTGGCGATGGCCTGGTCGCTGCCCGGGCCCAGCGCGAAGTTACTGGCGAACGCCGCCGAGGCCCCGCGCGGGGTGTCGGGGTAGCTGTGGCGCGCGAACGTTCGCCCGATGCGGAACTCGCCCATGACTTACCTCTTCTTCTTGTGCGCCGTCTTGCGCTTGTGGGCCGCTCGACCCGAATGGCCGCGCGCGCCGCGGGCACCCTTGCCGCCCTTGCCCATCGAGGCGGCGGCGACGACGCCGACGAGCGCGACGACGCCGACCGCGCCGGCCGCGATCGCCCCGGTGCTGATGCCCGCCTTGGCGGGGGCGGTGACGACGGGCTGCAGCGGGCCGCTCGGAGTCGGGGTGCCGCCACCGCCGCCGGTGATCGCGGGTCCGGTGCCCCCGCCACCCGAGGGTGCGGGCGGCGGCGCCGGGATCGGCGCGCACTGGCCGGTCCGCGGGTCGAGCGCGGTGCCGGGCGGGCAGGTGACGGCGACCGGTGCGGCCGCCGGGATCGTCGCGGGCGCGCTGCTCTGCCCGGGCGGCGACCACCACGCCGGGCGCGGGCTGCACCCCGCGGGCGCGCCGGGGACGAGGCGCTGCGCGGCGGCCGCCGTGTCCGTGCCGTACTTGCCGTCCACCGGCTGGCCGAGCGCGCGCTGGGCCGCGCTCACCGCGGCGACGTTCTGCTGCTGGCAGGGGTCGTACGTCAGGAGCGCCGTCACGGCGGACGGCGCGCCCGCCGCGGGCGCGGCCGAGGGCGCGCTCGGGGCGACGGCCGACGGGGTGATCGCGGGGGCGGGCGCGCTCGGCGCCGCGCCGCAGCCGGGGGCGACCGACTGCCCGCCGAGCGCCGACGAGAGCGCGGCGGCCGTGACCGGCTCGTACTTGCCCGTGTTGATGGGCACGGCCTGGCCCGGATTGACGGCGTTCCACGCGGCCTTGAAGTTGTGGATCGCCGTGTTGACCGCGGTGCCGGGCCGCCCGACGCTCGCGCAGTAGTTCGGGTCGGCGGAGAGCGCCGCGGCCGCCGCCGCCGCCGCGGCGGTGACGCCGACGGCCCCGCCCGCCGCGGCCGCTGCGGTGGCGGAGGGGAGGCCGACGCAGTTGCTCTGCCCCGCGGGGGCCCACCACGCGGGCCGCGGGCTGCACCCGGCGGGCGCGCCCGGCACGACGCGCTGCGCGGCGGTGGCCGTGCCGCTGCCCCACTTGCCGTCCGCGGGCTGGCCGAGCGCGGCCTGCGCGGCGCAGACGAGGGCGACGTTCGCCTGGTCGCAGGGGCTGCCCGCGGCGACGAGCGCGCCGACGGCGTCGGCGGGGGCGCCGACGAAACCCACCCCGACGCCGACGGGCACGCTCACGGTCTCGCCGGAGGCGAGGCTGCGCCAGGTGCGCTGGCCGGCGACGACGGTCGTGGCTTTCCGCGGGTTCGCGCCGATGAGCGACGCCAGGGGCACGCCGAAGCGCGACGCGATGCGGGCCGGGGACTCGCCTGCCTTGACTCTGTAGAGCATGGGACTTTTTCCTTGTTTTCCGTGGGTGGTGGTGTTTCAGCGCCGGCGGCGGCCGCCCTTCTTGCGCGTCGCCGCGAGGGCGATGCCGCCGACGACGGCGGCGCCCGCGACGCCGATGCCGACCATCGCGCCCGTCGACAGCTTCTTCGTCGTCGTCGACGCGGGCGCGGCGGTCGGGTTCGCGACCGGGGGGTTCGCGAGCGGTGCGGGCGTGGCGGGGTAGGTCGGGTAGTCGGTCGCGTGCATCCCGGCGATCGTGATGAGCGCGCTGAGCGTGTCCTGGTCGACGACGCCGTCGGTGCGCAGCGCCTTGCCGGGCGCCTTGGGCGGGGCGTAGTTATTGTTGTACCAGGACTGGAAGCACCCCGCGGCCTGCGGGATGCTCGGGCCCCAGGTCGCGCAGGTCGTCCCGCTCGCCTGCATGACCTTGGTGTTGAGCGTGACCAGCGTGTTGCCGATCCAAGCCTGCTGCGCGGGCGTCAGCGTCGCGAAGATGTCCGGGTCGGTCGGCCCGCCCAGCGCGAATCCACGAGCCCTCTTGCCACCGTACGAGATCGCTTCGAGCATGAGTCCTTCTCCTGGTCCTGAGAGTCCCGATGTGACGCCGGTCTGCGCCCAGGGCGGAACCGGACCGTTGCAGTCGACGCACGCCGGCTGGGCCGGCAGGGTGTTTTGCGCGTAGAGGCACGCGTTCGCGCGGATGCCGGGGTCAGTAGGACCCTGCACCGGGACGTCGGTGACGTAGTCCGGCACGCCGGCGGCCTGCGCGGGGGTCACGGCACGTCCCTCCCCAGGTTGTCCGCGAAGGACAGCGACCCGTAGATGCTGCCGTACTGCGCGTACGGGCTGTAGGCGACGACGAACCGGTCCTCGTCCGAGAGCGCGACGAACTGCTGGGTGACGGCCGAGTCGGCGAGCGACGGGTTGGTCGTGGGGTCGTTCTGCCGCACGCTCGCGAAGAGCGCGACGTCGCACGGCGGCACGATGGGTATGTCGAGGGTGCGCTCGGCCTGGTCGGTGCGCGACGAGTACCGCAGCTCGTGGATGTTGCCGAGGCCCTGGACCGCCGTGCCCCACGGCCGGCCGCCGTTCGGGGCCGCGTACGCGGTCGGCGCCGTCGGCGGGCCCGCGATCGTCTGGTAGAGCAGGGCCGGGCTCTCGCTGTCCTGGAACATCACGCCGTCGACGTTCAGGGGGTTGCGCCGGTCGCGCGTGACCTTGTTGATGATCATGACGTGCCAGGAGATGCTGCCGTCGACCGGGTGCCAGAGCGGCTGGCAGATCTCCCTCCGGAACGTGACCGTGCTGCCGACGGCGGGGCCCGCGCCGGTCGCGAGCGGCCCGGTCCGCGCCGGGATGCGCGCGACCAGCTCCGCGTAGGTCCGCAAGCCGACGAGGCGCACGCCGCGGTTGTCGGGGCTCTGCTCGCCGCCCTGGAAGCTCGCGCGCGCGAGTAGCATCAGGTATCGGTTGCCGCCGAGGGCCGCAGTCGGCGTCGACGGCACGACGAGGCCCGTGTACGCCTGCGTGCCGTAGGGGTCGCTGCCGACGAACCCGAACTCCGCGTTGGGGCCCGCCGCCACGATCTCGTAGCGCCCGTTGTAGAGCGCCTTGCGCAGCCCCTGCGCGACGCCGCCGGCGACGCCCTGGAGCTTGACGAGTTTCGCGACGGAGGACTTCATGGGGGATCAGTGGGTGGCGATGAGCGCGTTCGGGTCGGGGGTCTCGATGCCGAGCTTGCGCAGCGCCGCGCGCGCGTCGGCGTCGCTCATGTCGTCGAGTTCCTTGGCGAGGAACGAGAACCCCGTGAAGGTGACCTCGACGTTGAACGGGACGCTCACCGGCGTCTGCAGCAGGATCGCCGAGATCTTGACGTTGGACTGCTTCGGGAGCGGCCAGCCCTCCGGCCACGTCGTCGCGAGCACGTCGAACACGTTGCCGAGGTCGATGAAGGTGTCCGAGTTCGCGAGGTCGTACTTCGGCGCGCCGTACACGGCGACCTTGACGCCCACCCCGGTCCCTCCTGACTGCTTCAGCTGGTTGAAGTAGAGGCTCTGGAACGGGTTGCCGGGGAAGCTGTTCTGCTGGAACAGGTTGAACGTCACCCGCTCGATGAGCGTGTCCTGCGAGAGGTTGTTCTGGAACGACTGCACGACGGGCGGCGCGTTCACCGTCGACGAGGAGAAGACGATGGGGATGTCGTCCAAGAACGGCACGCGCGGCACGCCCAGCACCATGCCGAGCGCGATCTTGGGCGCGTACAGCGCCAGATTTCGGACGTCTCTGTCTCGCGGGACCATTCCTCGCCTCCTCAAACGCGAAACGGGCGACGCGGCATCTTCCCGCGCCGCCCGTCTACGCGACTAACTTCGCCTACTTCGCGGCGTCTTTCCGAGGTCAGGACGCCTTCGGCGCCATGATCTGCGGCAGGTTCGACTGGCAGTACGCCTTCCAGCCGCCGGGCATCTCCCAGCCCTTGATCTTGATCGCGAGCTTGACGATGCCGCCCTTGAACTCCTCGCGGCTGACGTTGACTTGCTGCGGGACGTTGACCGGCGCCGCGTCGAGGGTCTGCTCCAGCATCACGTTGGTGCCGGCGCCGCCGAGCGTGATGGCCGAGAGGTTGGCGTCCGGCACGATGTTGGTGCCGAGCGGCTCGTTGGTGATGGTCAGCGCCTCGAGCATGTTCGCCTGGTGCACGGCGTCCTGCACGACGAAGAGCATCCCGATGGGGATGCCGCGCTCGAGGAAGCAGGGGCTCTCGATCGGGCGGTACATCTGCCCCTTGCAGCCGTACCCCTGCCACCGGAGGCCGCCCCAGGTGACGGGCGCGAGGTCGAAGTCGCGCGTCGGGTGGAAGATGCCGACGTTGACGCCGGCGACCGTCACGCTGCCGACCCGGCGGAAGTCGCAGGGCAGGAAGATCGTCGTGCCGCCCTTGCTGCGGTAGAGCGCGTTGACCTGCGCGACGAACTCGACGATGGGCAGCTCGCTCGTGCCGCTCGCCTCGGCGTCGGCGAACGAGCCGAAGTAGCTGACGTCGGCCGCCAGCTCGTTCAGGACCAGCTCGCGCTGGCTCGTCTTCCACTGGAACTGGTAGGCGTTGATGAAGTTCCAGCCGGTCCGCCACGCGGGCGCGCCCCACGAGATGCCCGCGGGCAGGAAGTTGCCCGAGGACGTCGTGATGGCGGCGCCGAGCGCGCCGTTGGCGAGGTCGTTCTGCGTGACGACGTCGGGCGAGGGCGGGGGCGCCACCACCACCGACGGCGCGAGGAACGCGTTGCCGATGGACGAGAAGCTCATCGGCTCGTGGAACACGTGCACGCCGATGCCCTGCGAGAGGATGTCGGTCTGCAGGATGCCGTTGATGAGGAACGTCGAGTCGATCGACGCGACGCCGGGGACCGACGAGCTGCCCGAGAGCAGGTTCACCGTGTCGCCGAACGTGCTCGTCGCCTCCTCCACCGTCAGCGGGAGGGGCACCGTCCAGACGACCTCCTCGATGACGGGGATGTTGCCGAAGCTGCAGCGCAGGCACTTCTCCGCCGCACCGAGGGTACCGGGGGCCTCCCCGAGTCCGAACTGCACGCGGCGCACCTTCTCCTGGCTGTCGCCGAACTTCACCATCCGTCTCCCGAGAATGCTCTTCGACATCGTCTCTCTCCTTGCTGTCCCGCCGTTTCCTGGTCCGACGCGGGCGTTGACTCGTTCCTAGGTATGCGTTGCGTTCGTTGCGTTACTCGGCCGCGCGGCCGATCGTGAAGAGGGTGTCCTTCTCGACCTCGTCGCCGACGAAGCCGAGGAAGGCGTTGTTCGACTGGCCGTCGTCACCGAGGCACGCGCACTCCTTGGCCTCGCTGTTGACCTGCGGTCCGGGGCCGGGGGTGCTCGGCGGTCCGGGCTGGTAGGCGGGGGGCTGGCCGGTCCCCATCGCCTGCGCGGCGGTGGGGAAGTCGGCCGTGCCCGACCCGGGCTGGGCGGGGCCGCCGGGTCCGCCGGTACCCCAGGTGTTCTGCAGCGAGGGGTAGTCGCCGCCGGGGCCGCTGATGCCCGCCTGCTGGCGCAGGACCTGGGCCGCGTCGGGGTAGTCGCTCGACCCGCTCAACGCGAAGGGGCCCACGTCGGGCGGAGCGCCGACCGTGCCGGGTGCGCCCGAGAGCGCGCCCGACCCGCCGCCGGCGGTGACGGCCTGCTGCTTGGCCGCCATGTTGATGTGCGCCGCGATCTCGGCCGGGTAGAGGCGCGCGATCACCGACTTCTGCAGGCCGGCGGTCGACGTGTCCTTCGGCGCGAGCAGCGGCACGACGACGTTGTTCCAGAGGAGCTTGACGAGGTTGACCCCGCCGCCCACCGCGAGCCCCTCGAGCGCGGCGCGCCCGTAGGGGTTCTTGACGGCCGTGCTGGCCCACGCGCTCAGCGCGGGGACGACGACGGCCGCGCCGATGCGGTAGATGTTCGGCGTCGACGCGACGTTGAGCGCGTTCGCGAGCGTTCCCGCGCCGTCGCTCGTGAATCGGTCAGTCGGCTTCTGCGCGGCGGACGGGTCGTACGTCGCGAGGAACCGGTCGAGCGCGTTGAGGGCGACGAACCCGAGGCCGGCGGTGAGGACGGTAGTCCCCATCTCGACGACGAAGCTCCCGCCGCCCCCGCCCGCGCGGACGGTGTGGTGGCGCCGGTAGGTGCGGCGGCGGGGGTGCCGGCGCGCCTCGGTCACGGTCGACTCGCGCGCGCGGCTGCGCCGGCGCGGGCGGGATCGGCGGCGCCGCGGCGCCTCGTACGCGTACTCGCGCGTCCGGCGGCGCGGGCGGCTCCGGCGGCGGCGCGGGCGGGACTCCGCCACGGTCGACTCGCGGGCGCGCGACCGGCGGCGGCGCGGGTGCGCCGCAGCGGCCTTGCGCTTGCGCCAGCCCTTGCGGGCGGCGGCCGCGTGCCCCGGCTTGTTGCCGTGCCACGCCTCGACCCGTCGGGCGCGCCGACGGGGTCGGGCGCGAGGACGACGGCGGCTCGACTCCATCACGTATCCGCCGGCCGGCGCTCGGCGCCGCGTCTCCGCGCGGTGGGGGCGTCGGCGGGCAGGGCGGCGCCGGCGGCGCGTCTCGGCGACGCTCGTCTCGCGGGCGCGCCGGCGAGCCGGCCGGCGGCGCGCGGGGCGCCGACGCGTCTCGGCGACCGCGGTCTCGCGAGCGCGCGCGGACGAGCGGCGACGACGGCGGGGGGCGGCGGTGGTCTTCGACTTCTTGGAGCGACGCTTCATGTCTTTGTTCTCCGTTGACTCACGTGCGACTACGGCGCGGATCCCGCGCCCGAGCGTGATCGTTCGCTTGACCTTGAGACCCTTCGGGTCGAACTGGCGCAGGCGGACGTACTGGTCGGTGACGTGCACCTTGCCGTACTTGTACCCGTGCGACTTCGCCCATTCCCTCGCCTTGCTCGGCGTCCAGCCGTCGGCCCGACTGAAGAGCAGCGACTGGACGTCCATCGCGGGGCGGCGGCGCGCCTCTTCGAGGGCAGGCGGTGGAGTCGGCGGGGAGCGGTGGAGACTCGGTCGCGGGGCGACAGCGGCCGGCCGAGCGTGCGGGCTGCGCGACGCGGGGAGCCGGCCGAGACGATCGGCGACTCGCCGCCGTTGGCGGGACTCGCTGAGTTCGGCAAGCCGTTGGTCGTAGAGCCCCATGTCGTCGTCATCGCGTTCCGAGCGTGAAGACAAGGTTTCGGGTGCGCGCTGTGCGCGTCAAAACAAAATGCGCGCTGCTTGCGCGGCGTTGCGCACCGCGCGCCGCGGACGACCGCGCAGCTGCGGGTGCGCACGCGCACAGCGCGCACGCCAACACGCGCACAATCGCCAGCGGATCTCGACCGTTACGATCGCGCGCCCTCGCGCGCGCGTGAGGGAGTGATCACGTTGCCGCGTGCGCGGTAGAAATCGACGCGCGCGGCGCGCGCGATCGCAGTCGCGCGCGCGAACGAGCAGCCACCCGGATCCCTACCGGATGCCGGGGTAGAGGAGGTCGAGCCGACTCGCCGGCGCGCCGAGGTCTCCGGCGCCGCTCATGCCGACGAAGTCGCCCTGCATGTTCTCCTTCTGCTTCTTGCCGGGCTCCACCCAGAACTCGCGCATTCGCGACGGCGCCTGGCCGACGGGCAGCTTCGCCGTGCCGTCCATGCGCACCCAGTCGCCGAGTTCGTCCTCGAACGCCATGAAGACGTGCGTCGGAACGTCGAGGGGCTCGCGGTGGCTGCTGCCGACGATCATGGCGTTGATGCCGATGCACATCATGCAGGCCGCGAGCGTGAGTGACGCGTCGTCGCAGTCGCCACCGACGATGCACAGCCCGCCCTCGTCGAGGCAGAGCGTCTGCTCGGGCTTCGCCATGAACTCGCCCATCACGGGGTCGGCGATGTACGGCACCTTCTTGCGGTACGCGTCGAGCAGGCACTGCGCCTTCTCGCGCCGGCTGCCGCGCGAGACGCCGCACTTGTCAAGCTGCTGGGTCACCCACTCGCGCAGGCGCTTGCTCATCCGCCCCTTCCACGCGCGGTCGGCGACCTCCTGCAAGGACAGCATCGCGCCCTTCTTGCCCGGCGGGTGCGGGCGCTCGTCGACTTTCACGCCGGTGACGGGCTTCTCGGTGATCATCCCACCGAGCATACGATCGTTTGCGCTGTCGTGCTCACGGTCGCGCGTTGCGATACTGTGCGCGTTGTCGGCGCGTCGCGACGTACGCGATCCCCCCGACCGCCCCGGCGGCGAGCAGGCCGATGCCGACGACCGCGCCAGTCGACAGCCCTGGCTTCGCTGCCGCAGTCGCCGCGACGGGCAGCGCGGCGTGCGGGCGCGCCGCCGGCGCCGCGGGCGCGCTTGCGGGCGCGCCGCCCGCGCACGGGACCGGGGCGGAGCCGAAGATCTGCTGGATGGCCGTCGCGGTCGCCGCCTCGTAGTTTCCGGTGTTGATCGGTACGGCGGGCGTCTGCGACGCGTTCCACGCTGCCTTGAAGTTGTGGACCGCGGTGTTGACCGTGGTCCCCGGCTGCGCGACCGACGCGCAGTAGTTCGAGTCGGCGGCGATGGCGGACGCCACCGTCTGCGCGGCGCTGACGAGGCTCGCCGAGAACCCGCTCGTCCCACCCGGCCCAGTGACGGGCTGGTAGAGCGCGTAGAGGGCCTGCTTGGCGTTGCCGAGCGCGGTGGCGAGCGCGTTCTGGATGTCGAGGCGCGCCTGCGTCTGCGTCGCCGCGTCGCCGGACGCGATGGCCGCGGCGAGGTCGGCGTTGCGGTTCCACGCCCACTGCGTGCCCTGCTGGGTCGCCTGCGCGGGCTGCGAGGCGGCGGGGTTACTGCTGCTGTACGCCTCGGTGATCGCCCCGTCGATGGCGCTGCCGGCGTCGCCGACGGCGTTGGAGAACGACTGGTTGTCCATCGAAGCCATCGCGCCGACCTTCGCCGTCGCGGCGTCGAGCGCGGCGAAGTTGCCGAGGATCCCGGCGGCGTGGTCCCCGAGCGTCGACGGTGTGACGCCGTCGGCGTACGCGAGCGCCGCGAAGTACGCCGGCGGGCGGCCGTCGAGGCTTCCGTCGAACCACTTGTCGGGCAGGTTGATCGTCTCGCCGGCGCGCAAGGTCCTGAACGTGCGAAAGCCGTTCGGCATGGTGACGATCGGCTTGTGGGGATTGGCGGCGACCAAGTCGACTGAGCACTTGGGGCAGCCGGCCATATTTGGCCGCGCCGCGATGCTCGCCGGGCTGTCGCCGGGCTGCACTACGTAGGTTCTCATCTTGTCAAGACGAATCCTACGCGCGTTCGGGCGCCTCGTCTACGCCACTTCGCGCTTCGGCTGGTAGACGACCGGCCGCCCGTCGCCGCCCGCGAGCTGGATCCCCTCGCCCGAGACGGCCATCCGGAACATGGCGGTCTTGAGCAGCCCCTCCACCTTCTTGGCGGCGGCCTGCGCCTCCTGGTCGTTTCTCGCGTCGATGACGAGGTGGGCGAGGATCCTGTAGTTCATGTGGGTTCCCGAGGTGGCTCCGTCTTGGCGGGCGATCCCCCCAGAGCGGCTTCCTGCAGCGCGCGGACGATCGCCTCGGTCGGCACGAACCCGACGCCGTCGACGTGGGTCATCCCCTCCGGCGTCTCGACCGCCTGGGCGGGTACCTGCGGCGCGGGCCCTGCGGCAGGCGCGGGCGTGATGACGGCGCCGCACCGAGGGTGGCCGCAGTGCCGGCAGTGCGTGCGCTGCACGCCGTTGTACGTCGAGCAGCCGCAGCACCCCCAGCCCTCTTCGAGGTGCCTCGTCGCCTCGATGCGGAAGCAGCGCTCCGTCACCGCCGACTCGCGCTGGATCGGCCGGACGTTGTCCGACTGCGGCGGCGCGTACGGGCCCGGCGGTGCACCCGTCGCGGCGTACGGCTGCGGCGGCCCGAAGGGCGACCCGAACGGGTTCGGCGGCCCGAACGGACCGCCCGAACCGCGCACCGGCTGCGGCGGCCTGCCGTGCATGGCCGCCTGCGCTTGGCTGAGCACCATCCCGATGCCGGTCTGGATCCCGCCCAGCATCATCTGCACGTGCTGCGGCTCCATCCCACCGAGCGCGTCGAGGATCCCGTTGGTCAGCGCTCGCTTGACGAAGCCCTCGATCTCCTCGCTCGCGAACTCGACGTTGACGTTGGCCTTCATAACTGTCCTCCGGATCCTGGGTACGTGGGCGGCCCCCACGTCCGCCGCGGGTCGGGCTGCGCCTGCGGTTGCGGCGTGATCGGGGGTGGCATCTGCTCGGGCGGCTGCGGCAGCGCGTGCTGCGCCGGCGGCTGGAACTGTGGTGGGATCTGGTCGACCGGCACGGGCACGTACCCGGGCGGCGGCACGTAGCCGGGCGTCACCTCGACGTACCCTGGCGGCAGCTGCGGCTTCTCTTGCTTCTTCTCCGCCTGCGCCTTCTGGATCGCCTCGCGCTGCTCGCCGGCCCACTTGAGCAGGTTCGGCATGTTCGCCCAGAGCGTCTCCCAGCCGCGCGTGTTGCCGCGCTCCCGGTCGAGGGCGAGCTTGTACTCGCCGACCTCCATGATCCGGACGGGGCTCGGCTCCTCCTCCTTCTCGCGCTCGGCGGGCGCCGCGGGCGCCTCCTGCCCGGGGAAGAGGGACTGGACCTCGCTCACCATCTCGGCCGCCGTCTTGAGCACGCTGATCGAATCGCGGAACTGCTCGGCGGCGGTCTTGGGAGGCGGCGGCGGTTGCTGCGGGTAGGGCCCGCCGGCGTAGCCGGGAGGCGGGGCGTGGCCCGGGTCGTAGGGCGGTCGGTACGGGCCGCGGTACGGACCGGCCATGGCGGGCGCGCCGCTCGGGCCGCCGCCCCCACCGCCGGGCCGGCCGCCCGCCACCGCGTGCGTGAGCGCGTCGACCGACACGAACCCGAACCCGGGCACCCACATCATCCCGGGCGGCGGCTGCACCGGCGGCATGCCCATCATGGCCAGCACGGGGTTCATCGCCGGGTGCATCGGCGCCTGGTTCTGCGGGTGGTGTTCGCCGCGGCGAGCCGGGGCGGCCGGAGCCTGCGGCTGCATCATCTGCTGCATCTGCTGGAACGTATGGAACCACGCCATCGGGTCGGTCGGCATCGCCGCCGCGGGCGCCGGCTGCGGCTGCGCGGCGGGCTGCGGGGCCTGCGCCTGCTGCACCGACGCCTGCATCTGCTGGAACATCTGGAAGCAGTCCTGCATCCACTTCATCATCGCCGCCGGGTCGTTCTGCGCGGGCATCGGCGGCATCGTCGGCTGCGGGGCCTGCGGCTGCTGCGGCGCGCCCGCAGCTTGCTGCGGCTGCTGCTGGCGCAGCATCTCCTGCATCTTCAGGAACATCGAGAACATCTGCATCGGGTCCGCCACGCCGGGCGCGGCGACTACGGGCGCCGCCTGCGCCGCCGGGGCGGGAGTCGGCGCGTAGCCGGGCGATCCGTACGGGTAGGTGGGCTGCATGGGGGCTCCGATGGCAGGTTTCGGCGGGCGCGTGTCCGGCATCGAGATCCGCCCGTTGCAGCGGATCTTCTTGCCGTGCGTGTCCCAGTACTTGAGCGCGTAGTCGGCCTCCTCGTACTCGCCGTGGATGGACTTGATCGCCTCGTAGAGTTCCGCGCCGGTGCGCGGGTGGGTCGTGATCGTGTCCTGCCTGGGGGCTCCGGCGAGCCGGCGCACGTAGACGTTGAGCGTCGAGGCGGGCCACACCTTGATGAGCGTCTCGTACTGCAAGAGAGGGTCGTCGATGTTGAGCTGCACGTCCTTGGTGCCGCCGCGCTTCTTGTCGACCATCTCCTCGATGCGCCGGTTCTCGATGACGGCCTCGGAGTTGACCGCGCCCAGCTCGCGCACCTTCTCCTCGCTGGCCACAAGTTCGCCGCCCGCGTCCTCCTCGGCGCCGAACTCCGCGGTGACGTCGGCCTCGTCCTGCTGCGCGGGCGTGCCGACGTCGCCGGCGCCGCTGCCGCCACCGCTGCCACCTCTCCTCCTCGCCGTCATCCGTGGTCGCCTCACGAGTCGCTGGCCGTTGTGGTGGATGTCGTCGCCGCTCACGGCGCGCCGCCGCCGTTCTGCGCGGGGAGGGCCGGCAGCGGCCTGCCCGGCTGCGGCTCGGGGTCGCCCGGGTCCGGGTCGCCCGGCTCGGGGTCGTCGCCGGCGCCCGGGAAGTTGTCGTCCTCGGCCTGCTCCAGCTCGTCGGCGAAGACGTCGAGCGGCATCGCCTCCTCGGTCAGGCGCACCGACTTCATCGGCACGAGGTTGCGCGCGCCCGACTTGCCGTCGTTCGACACCGAGTAGACCTCGACGCCGGTGTCGATGATGAACATCCGGATGACCTTCATGTCCGGCATGAGCGGGTGCGCCTGGCTGACGATCCAGGTGACCGGCTCGGGGTCCTTGTCCGCGGGCAGCGGGACGGAGATGTTCTGCTTGCAGTGCGGGCAGCCGACGACCCGCTGCGCGGAGTCGGGGAAGAGCCGGTCGCTGATCATGCGCGTGACCATGATGGGTCCGGACACGGGGAGCTGGACGGTCTGGACGGCGGGGGCAGCAGTTGTCATGACGCTCTGGCCTCGATGGGGAAGTTGGTCCTGGCGAACTCGCCGAAGTGTCGGATAGCGGCGACGTCGTAAGCGACGGCGGCCTCGTGCTCAGTCGCGAAGCGACCGAGAAAGACTAGATGGCCATTGACTCGAATGCGCGCAAGCCACGGCGCAGCGCCAGGAGAAAGATGACGAGATCGATCGACGACTCCCTTGTAGCGAGAAGTGAAGGTACGCCCGTCGCTCCCGGCGAACTTGTCTCTGTTCGCACCGTTCTGCGACTTGGTCGCTACGCGCATGTTGTCGCGTCGACAATCGAGGCCGTCGTTGTTCCTATGGTCGATATGTGTAGAAGATGGGGGCACGTCAAGCACGGCGTGGTGTAGGAGAATGAACCGTTCCTTACCGCCACTGGCAGCGTGACCGGTGCTCGTCCCATCCGCTCTCCAGTACCACGTACGCTGGTTCAGCGTACCGAACAGATCTTCATCGACGAGCGCGAACTTCCCTTGTGTCAGTCGCATCCATCTGGCACCAGGAACGGGTGCCGGTTCTACGTACAAGCTCGGATCGTCGAACATTCGTTTTGAACAGTACGAGTTGCAGTAGGGTCCGGAGCTGCCTCGCTTGATCCTGAAATTCTCGGCGCGCCGTTCCCGTTGAAACGACGCGCCACATCGGACACAAACGAGTTCGAGTTTCAAATTAGCCCAGCCTCCGCAAAACTGAAGTACGACCTCTTATTCTGACTCCCCCCAACGATAATATGGTCGATGAAGTTGACGTTGAGGATCTCGAACGCCTTGACGAAGGCTTTGGTCGTGTCCTTGTCCGCGTCGCTCGGCTCCGCCTCAATCCCCGAGGGGTGCACGTGCATGATGATCACCGAATGCGCGCCGTCGATGATCGCCGCCTGCAGCGTCGGCACCATCGGCGCCATGACGGCGGCGTGCTCGCCGCGGCCGGTCTCGGCGACCGACTTCATGCGCAGGTGCAGGTCGAGCGTGACCAGGCCGAAGACCTCGTACTGCTCGTCGCCGATGGCCTCCTCGATGAGCCGGAACGCCTTCTTCGGCGTATTGAGCGGCCCGATCTCGTCGGCGAGCGCGTTGCACGCCGCGAACTTCGTCGGGTCCTTCTCGACCTTGAGGAAAGGCCGGCACTTCGACCCGTCGCTCGCGCCGAGCACGACGGGTTCGCTATCAGCCCCGCGGTGGGCGCGCGCGTTCGACTCGCGCAGGGCGCGCGGCTCGGCGACGAGGACCGCGCGCTCGGCCATCAACCGGGCGGATCCCGGCTCGGCGCACGCGCAGCCTGAGCGCCTGAGCGTGCGGGCGTAGCTCACGCGGCCTCGCGGGCGAGCACTTCGTCGAGAGGCTTGCCGTGGACGTCGACGAAGTCGCTGAGCTTCGCGTCCTCCGCGATGCAGATCGCCTCGTCGATCGAGAAGGTCACGCGGTGGAAGGCGCCGCCGTGCAGGAAGATGTCGTAGACCTGCCTGGCCATCCAGAGTTCGCCGACCTTGAAGCCGGCTTTCTCCGCCTCGGGGCTGATGGACTCGAGCAGGTAGAACCGCGTCGTCTTGCTGGTCGCGTTGGGCGACACGATGGTGCCCGTCATCTTGGTGATCGCGACGCGCGCGATCACCCAGTTCTTGATCGGTCGGAATCTCACGATGCCTCCTTCATTCGGTTGGCCAATTGGTTGGCACCCTTCATCTTCTCGAAGTCTTCCGGGGACAGTCTCTTCGGCCCGCGGAGCATCTCGAGTTCGGCCCTCTGCGCGTTCAGCTCGGCGACGACCTCGCTGAAGTGTTCTCGACTCGGCGCGAAGTACGGCGCGTCGGGCGGGCGGTGGAAGTCCGGCGTCGACTGCTTCGCGGCGCCGAGGATGACCAGCGCCGACAGGCGCACCTCGCGGTCGGGGCACTCGCGCAGGCACGGCTCCGACTCGGACGCCTTGCCCGGGCAACCGTCCGCGTGCTCGGCGCCGGCGACGATCTCCGCGGCGCTCCGGGCGACGATGTCCCAGGCGACCTTGCTACGCCATAGCGCCAGGCGCATCGCCATCCACTCGCGCGCCGTGACGCTCACCTTCTCGTCGCCGGGGATGTCGAACCCCATCATCTTGCGCTGCGCGGGCGTCGCCGGGCCCTGCGCCGGGACGATGGCGGCGAGCCTCGCCCGCTGTTGAGCGGTCCGGTGGCTGCGCCAGAGCGCGTGGGCCCCGAGCGCGGCCGTGACTGCGATGAGGGCGGTGTCGAGGGCGTTCACGTGGTCACTCCGTCGGGCTCGCGAATGCGCAGGTAGCCGTCCATGTCTGGCTCGCGCGTGGCCGCGTGGGTGATGATCTGCCGGATCCACACGCCGAGCGGCAGGTCGCGGTCGAGGGCCCGCCGCTCGACGAGCTTGTACTGGTCGGGCGTCAGCTTCACGGTCACCGCCTTCGTCTTCGCCTTAACCCCTTGGTGTGCCATCGGTGTGCCGTGAGGATGACCACCGGCATACTGAGCCACTGTGCCTGGACGTGTCAAGTGGGCACGAATAGACTCAGCGGCACGATGCAGTTCGGCGCCGGCGCCCCGCTCGCGGCGCAGTGTACGCAGGCTCCCACGCCGGACGGCTGGCGCCCGTGGGTCGACGCGGACGGCCCCGTGCCGGCCGACCTCGCGGCACGTGCCAGCGCGGTCAACGCGGACCAATCCGTGCCACTCGGCTCGACCGAGAGCTACCCGCTGCCGGGGGTCGTCACGCTGCTGCGAGTCGAGCCGCGCGTCTGGGGGCGCGACGCGTCGGGCAACCTCGTGCAGGGTTGCTGGAGAACGACGGCGATCTACCTCCCGGCCGCCTCCGCCCCGGCGGCCGCCGCCGTCACGCCGCCGACCACCGCGGACAACGTGACCAAGGCCGTGACCGTCCTGACCGCGGTCAGCCTGGCCGTCGGCACGGTCGCCACGGTATCCTCCATGCGGGGCAAGAAGTGATACTGGAACAACCCTACCTGCGCGGCGCGCCCGCTGTCGGCTTCGGCCAGGCCGAGGCGGTCGTCGTCCCCGTCGCCGCCCACTCGCCGTGGGCCGTCGCGCTCGCGACGAGCGTCGTCGGCGCGGCCACCGGCTGGGTGATAGAAGAAATCGCGACACACGTGCGCGGCCGGCGGGGGCGGCGGTGATGTCCGCCCTCTTCCGCCGCGCGCCGAGCCCGGTGCCCCCGGACGGGGAGCCGCCCCGGCAGCTGCTGCTGCTGGTCGCGGCGCTCGCCGTCCTCTTGCTGGCCGTCGTGGTCCGGTCGGTGCTGCCGTGACGCCCGGCGTCTTCTTCGGCGAGTCGGTGTCGCGCGGCGGCCGGCCCGCCGTGCACCGGGAGGTCGTGCGGTTCGCGCTCGCCGACGCGGCGCCGTCCGCGTGGCCCGGGGACCTGCTCGCCTACCGGCAGGAGTGGGAGCCGTTCGTCGCCGGCCACCTCGCGCAGTGGCGGTACGTCAACCAGATGCTCGAGGGGATCCCCGCCGCCCAGCAGTGCCCGGCCGGCACCTTCACCGCCGCGCAGATCCAGGGCCTCGACCCGACGACCCAGTCGTACTGCGCGGCGCTCTCGCTCTCGCGCCAGTACACGAGCGCCACCGACCCCTCGGGCATCCTGCCGCAGTGGAACGCGTGGAAGGGCAAGTCCGCCGCCGAGGTGCTCGCCGCGGCCGGCACGATGCTCAAGTGGCACCAGGACGTCGTGATGCGCGTCGGCGGCCCGTACAAGGACCAGCTCGTGCAGATCGCCCGGGACTACAAGCTCGACGTCGAGCTGCCCGAGGTGCCCACGTTCCAGGAGCAGCAGGACGTCATCGCGCGCATCGAGGGCGCGTACGTCTCGGCCAAGGGGGTCCTCGAGCTGGTCGGCTACGGCGCTGGGGGCGTGCTGACGATGGCGAGCGACACCGCGCAGGCCGTCGCCAAGGGACTGCAGGACACGGCGAAGAAGCTCCCGGGCGCGCTGCCGAGCGCGCTCGTCTGGGTGGGCGTCGCCGCGGTCGTCGTGGGCGGGGTGCTGATCGTTTATTACCACCCGCGCGCAGCGGCGAAGCCGGCGGCGCCGGCTACAGCCTGAAGGAGACAGCGATGGAGACGATCCGGATCTGCGGTCAGCAAGTGGTGGGATTCGCGCTCGGCGACGCGGCGGCTCCTCCGAAGTCCGTCGGCACCGCCCGGGGCCTCGTCGGGATAGGGGCGGCCTTCGGTGGAGCGTTCGGCGGCCTGCTGTCGACCTTACCGGCGTCGGCGATCGCGAACGCGATCGGGGGCCCTGAGGAAGCGCGCCAGGGTTGGTTCGGCCTCATCACGGCCGTCGGTACGCTGGCGTCCGCCGCGGCCGGCGCGGCGATCGCGATGCCGTCGTCGGTAGCGCCGACGACGTGAGAGTCAGTGCGGCCGCCCGGAGCGGCCGCGCAGCGGGCGCCTCTCACGCAGGCGGGCGAGCAGTAGCACCGGAGCCCTCGGTCGCTCGCAGGGCGGGTCCACCTCCGGCAGTGGCAGTGACGCCGCGTGCACCTCGACCGGCGGCGGGAACCTCCCGGTCATCCACCTGCGCGGGTCCGCGGCCAGGACGAGGTCCAGCGTCAGCGGCGGGCGCTGGTAGACGACGGGCTGCGCCCAGTTGGAGATGACGGAGCCGGAGTCGAGGTACGTCTCGTATACGACGATCGGGTCATTCGAGACGGCGTACACGCCCTACTTGCCCGCGATCGACCGGACCCTGGCGGCGCCCATCTGCATGTCAGCGACCGCGTCGACGCCGCTCGCCGCGACGCGCGTCTTGGCGACGGACTGCGGCGCCTTGCCCTGGAACTCCTGGACGACGGCGACGACCTGCGCGACCGCGTCGCTCAGGCTCGCGAGCAGCTGGCCGAGGTTGGGACTCGGGTTGTTCGCGGCGATGGCGGCGGCGATCGCGTCGTTCAAGACGAGGATCGCGTGGTTGGCCGTGAAGACGGCCTTGTCGAACGCGTCCTCGGCGGCCGCCTGGTCGGCCGGGGGCAAGAGGGCCTTGACGATGGGCCACGCCGCCTGCGCGTCGGCGACGACCGCGGTCGCCGTCTGGGCCGCCACCTCGGCGGCCGAGATCACGCTGGTCGGCACGACGGGCTGCGTGCAGCTGACGACGGAGGCGGCGGAGACGAAGAGCGCCGCGCCGGTGAGGGCGGGTGCGACGAGGATCGAGAGGATCCCGACGTTCGACAGGATCCGGGTGTGCGCGCGCATGGTGTCTCCTTATTTCTGCAGTTGCGGTGTAGGCGGGGGCGTCTCCTCGCCGGCGATCGTGCCGGCGAGGAACGCCCCGAACACAGCCCCCGCCGCGCCGCCGACGACCATCCCGTCCTCGACGTCCGCGCCGCCCGGCCCCCGCCGACCCGGCACCGGGGCGTAGGCGTAGCGCGAGCGCGGTCGGTACTCGACGGCGGTCTTGCCTGCGAGGGCGCCTAGGGCGCCGCCAGCGAGCGCGCCGAGGGCGCTCCAGATGCCTGTCTTGGCGTTCGACATGGGTCTACCTCTGGCAGCTATCTCCCGACCAGTCTACGCCGGACCGCGTCCAAAGCCCAGCCGATCGCCCCGCCGACCGCGGCCCCTGGGGGTCCAGCCAGCTTGCCCCCGATCCCCGCGCAGACCACGGTGAGCGCGACCGTCTCCCGGCCCACCGGGGCGACGTCGGGCGTCTCGACCGACTCGCTCTGCGCGATCGCCAGGACCGGGTCCTCCTCTGACTCACTACCCATGACCCTGACTCTAACCCAAGACGGTGGCTTGGCCCGGGTCGGGCGCCTCCTCCTCGTACGGGGACGCGAAGAGCACGACCATGACGGGTACGGCCTGCATCCCGCGCGCGACGACGAGCCACATGGCGTCTTCCTGGAACGGGATGCTGACGACCCCGTGCGCCGTCCGCTCGAGGCCGCGCATCAGGGTGGGCAACGAACCGCTCGCGCCGCGGGCGCGGCGGACGTAGTCCGCTCGCGGCTCCGCCAGGAAACCGGACGGGTCCTGTTCGGAGACGGACAGGACGAGGTCGCCAGTCTTGAGTCGGGCGCGCGCCGCGCGGTACGCGCCCAGGATCTGGCCCGGCTGGAAGAGCCTCGCGACCAACTCCTTGCACTCGTCGGTCGTACCCTGCGCGAACTCGAGGCCGGTCTTGATCATCTCTGCCTTCCCTAGGGTGTAGGGCGCCGCACGTAGCCGGCCCGCTCGCACGGCACGTTGCAGCCGACGATCGTCCCGCCCTCGACCATGCACTCGAGCGCGCCGACGAGCTGCTTGTCCTTGCCGCTGTCGACCTCCGCGGCCACGAACGAGGCGTACCCCGGCTCGATGCAGCCGGCGTCGACCAGCTCCGCGTTGACCTGGTCGAAGGTGAGGGGGCTCGCGGGGGCCCCGCCGCCCGACTTGCAGGACGCGCCGACGAGCAGCGTGGGGCCGGCAGCGACCACCGCGAGGGCGAGGAGGCGCCTCATGACGCTGGCCATCCGGCCTTCAAGCCGGCCGTCGCGTTCGCGACCGCGTCAGGCTGCGGTTGGAGGGGGTCTCCCGACATGATCCCCTGAGTAGCCCAGGAGACGGCCTGCTCTAGGGTCACCGGGACCCCCGGCTGACCTGGCGGCATCGGCGGCGGCAGCGGAATCGGCGCGCCGGCCGCCCACGCCGCGACGGCCTGCACGAACCCGTCACCGTGCGGTGAGCCGAGTCCGGTCGCGGGGTCCCACCCCACCGCGGCGGGGTCGCCGTTGCTGCCCGACGTGATGTCGTTGCACGCCGACGGGGCCGCGTAGACGGCCGGCGTGGTCACGCCCTTGCCGGCCGCCCGCGCGACCCCCTTGGCGACCGCGACGAGCGCGGCGGTGAACGGCGACGCCGCGCTCGTGCCGCCGACGACGGTCCACGACCCGTTCGCGCTGATCTGCCACCCGCTGTTCGGGTCGGCGTTGGCGGACGTGTCGGGCACGCCGCGCCCGGGTGCGCCCTTCGGCAGCGCGCCCGCCTGCCAGCTCGGCACGCCCACGGTCGGGTCGAACCCGCCGCCGCCGCCCTCGTCGCCCGGCTGCCCGTCGCCCCACGCGACCTCGCCCGCGCGCGACCCGTCCGAATTAACGGAGAGCGACGTCCCGCCCACCGCCCAGACGTTCGGGTCGGAGCACGGGTAGTCCGCGCTCGGCGCGCCCGTGCCGTCGTCGACGGAGTTGTCGCCGCTCGCGGCGCAGAAGCAGGCGTTCGCGGCGGCCGCGTCGGCGAACGCCTTGGACAGCGAAGCGCGCTCGGCGGGGTCCCAGCTATTCGCCGCCGAGCCCCACGACCAGCTCGCGACCTCGACGCCGGCGCCGAGCAGGCCGCGCGTCACCGCCTCCATCCCGCCGGCGTTCGGGCCGAAGCAGACGGTGAGGTCGGCCGGCGTGCCGGTGAGCCACCACCACGTGAAGGACACGATCAGGATATCGAGCATGTTCTCGACGTTGCTCTGCTGGTCGCTCGGGTCGTTGACCGCGCCGTCCACCGTGCGGACGGTGAGCTTCGGCGCCGCCATCCCCCACTGGGCGACGGCGTTGTCGATGTCCTGCTGCACGACGCCGCCCCCGAGCGACCCGATCCCGAGCTTGACGGGCGCGCACCCGGCGTACTGCCCCTGCTTGAACCCGTACGCGGTCAGCACCTGGGCGGGCGACAGCGACTCGCCGGGCAGCTGGCTAAGAGTCAGACCGCGGACGCCGCGCAGGCGCGGGTGGTGGCGCAGGTAGGTGTGGCAGGTCGGCATGGACCGAGAGTCTAGCCGCGCGGCCACTCGGGCCGCAACGGACATCGCGCGTCGCACGACGTATACCGGGGCGTCACCGGACGCAGGTCGCGCACCATCGCGCCCGCGGCGCACTCCGCGTACGCCGGGCAGTCCGCGGCGCGGTGACTGGCAGCGACCTCCGACGTGTTCTCCGGATCGCCCTCCCACTGGTTCGCGCACTCCATCGAGCAGAAGCTCCGACCGTGCGAGCGGACCTGCACCCAGCCGCTACCCGTCGTGTCCACGAACTTCCGGCACCGCGCGCAGTCGAACCCGAGGTACCGGAGTCGCGGCGGCGCGTACGGCTTCTTCACAGGCGCACCGACGACACCAGCTTGCAGACGGCGGCCCCGGTGACCGGGTCCGTGCCCTCCAGGCTGTAGACCCGCACGACCGGCATGCACGTCGCGGCCGCCTCCTGGCGCGCGATGTCCATCGCCTGCTCGAGGTGGTAGGCCGCCCGCACGGTCGGCAGCTCCGTCTCGCCGAAGCTGTACGTGCACACGAGAAGCGGCGCGGGCCGGTGCTTGTCGGTGAGCATCAGGGCGGGGCGAGGGGAGGGGCGGTCGTGCGAGCGATGCTCGTCCTCCTTCACGGCGACCCGCGGAGCGAAGCGACGACCTCGGCGAGCGTCGTGCAGATCTTCGTGCAAGCCAGGTACATCAGCTCCGGCTCGCTCATGGGGTCGTCCAGGTAGACGATCGTCGTCTGCTGCATCCCCCGCGCGACCCCTAGCTCGAGGTGGGCGCTGCGACCGCACGGGAGCACGATGACGGTGGCGTCCGCTCCGGTGAGGGCGTTCCAGTCTTTCGTGAAGCCGTCTCGGGCGACGGGGTGCGAGAGCACCTCGTCGCGGAAGAACGCGGGGTCCTGCATCCTGTCGCGGAAGGCGGCGCGGTCGGTGCCTTCCGGCGCGCACTGGTGCCAGCCGAACCCACGGTCGCCCTCGGCGGGATTGCGGAAGTCGTACACCTCGTGCCCCTCCGCCCGTAGCACTCGTACGGTCTCCTGCTGCCTCGCCTCATTCCTCCAACTCGATGCCACGTAGATCCTCATCGCGTCACGCCTCCTTCGATCTGTCCGCTTGCGCCCGCACCGGCCGACCTCGGCGCGGCCGAGACGAGGAACAGGCCCGCCACTCCGTCGCTGGCGATCGTGACGCCGCGTCTCGCGCAGTCGGTCATTCTGTCCCAACTGCCGAAGGTCACCGGGTACCCGTCGGGCAGTGTCGGGTGCCCCTTGGCCACGGCGCTGCCCTCCCAGCGGTACGCGCCACGGCGGACGTCCGCGCGCCACGTCCCCTTGGTCAGGTGCACCTCCACCTCGGCGAAACCGAGCGCCTCGAGCCGGATCGTGAGCCGCTCGTTCGGCGACAGGTAGCTGCGCACCTTGCGCGCCTCCCCGCACGCCACCGGCAGCGCGCGCCCGGATCACGGACTTGAACGCGCGGCCGCTGTCCGTGCAGGCCACGCAGAGCACGACGAGTTGGCCGGCGCCCTCGGCGACGCGCAGCCCGTCCTCGCGGCGGCACCCCTCGCAGCGGTACCGGGCCGCCTCGAGCGCGGGCCTCGACAGCGCGACTTCGGTGCGCCCGACGAGCCGGAAGCCCAGGTTCGGCAGCGCGAAGTCCGTCACTCAGATCCTGCCGAGCTGCCGCGCGCGCGCGGGGTACGTGTCGCCGGTCCAGTCCCACTTGACGTACGGCGTCCCGTCGATCACGCCGACGACCGTGCCCTTGCCGCCCTTGTGGATCACGTCGACGTCGCGGTAGCGGATCGCCGCCTTCGCGTACACGCGCGCCCCAGAGAACAGCGTCGCCACGGCTAGACCCCCGCGGCCTCTTCGCCGCTCAGGTAGTCCAGGACCGACCGCAGGACCTGCCCCTCCAGTTCGTCCTCGTCGGCGTGCGCGCGAAGCTCTGCGAGCCGCGCCTCGCAGTTGCTGCGCAGCTCGTGGCGCGCCTCGAGCTGGTTTCTGCGGTCCTCGCCGCTCAGGACCAGTACCGCCCAACCGCTGATCCCCGGGACGTCCGCCACCCTGTCGCGGACCAGCGCCCTAATGACCGTCGCCTCTTCCATGACGCCTCCGGAGGATACGACGTACTGCGCGGCGGTTCGATTCAAAAAACCGACCGGGCTCCCGCCCCGGACTGCCGGGACGGGAGCGCGCCGGCGCGGTCAGGCGACCTTGAGGCGCGGGCCGGACTCCGCGGCGGCCGGCGGCGGCGGCGCGGCGAACGTGGGTACATGGATCGACGGGACCACGAAGGCGCGCAGCTCCGGGCCGGGCGTGGCTACGCGGACGCGGTACGGGACGGGCGCGTCGGGGTCGGTGACGGTGAAAGGGATGGGTCGGTCAACGTTGAGGGTGATGTTCTTGCTCATGGCAGATCACTCCGTTCTCGCGAGGTCGGACGTCGACCTCGCGCTTTCCAGCAATGCGCTGGATCGCACGGTTGCCGCAAGCTGGCCAAATTCGCAGCCTGCGCGGGCGGTCACGCCTGACCGACCGTCTGCCTCTTTCCGAACAGCGTGTCCCAATTTTCTCTATACGCCGGCGTCGCCACCTGCGCCGGACCCCAGCCGACCGCGAGCGACGCGCGGATCGCCTCGCCGGTCGCGCGCAGGATCTTCCCGGCGCCGCACGTCGGCCGGTGCGTCTCGGCCGCGCGGTCCGCGAGGTCCGCGGCCGCCTCGAGCGCTCGTCGTTCGTCGTCGGTCACGGTACTCTCGGCCCTACGTTCGGATTCATCGTCCGGCCCGCGCATCGTCAGTGACGCGCCGGATCCAGTCGTAGCATGGCCGGCAGATCACGCTGCCCTGCTGGGCCGGAGCGACGTACCGCTCCCACTCCGCGTCGTCCACCATGAACATCTCCGGCCAGATCTGCCCGCACCTGCAGCACATCGACGGATAGAGGATCCACGGGACGCGCCCCTTCTCGTCGACCAGCCGGTCCCACTCGGTCTGCTGCTCGTCGCGGAGCCCCTGGAAGTACACGCTCGCTGGCAGGCCGTGCGTGCCCTTCTGCTCGATGGCCGCGCACGTCGCGCAAGTCCAGTCAGGCAACTTGCAGCTCCTCCCGTGCGTACGGTCGGCTTTGGTGAAGCGACTCTGCGGCTGACTGAAGTCGCACGCGTAGCCTGGGTAGAAGTGCTGGTTCGCGCACCCGCACGAGATGCGCTGGCCGCCGCAGAACGGGCAGCGCTCCATGTCGCATCCGGGCTTGTGGAGCTGCCCCTCGCGAACCTGGCAGTCGTGGCAAGCAGGCTCGACGACCTGGCGTCCACGGAGCGGGTCCGAGCACTTGAGGCGCACGGCGCGTGCGCCGAGCCCCTCGAAGACGTCGCAGTCGGCGATCGCCTTCGCGCTCGCCCAGGTCAGCCAGCGGTGCGCGTCGCGCTGGAGCGCGCGACTCGTACTTGAGCGAGTAGCCGAGGTACGACCCGTCGGCGAACTTGACGACGTGGCGGGCGATCCTGCGGATCTCTCGGTCGGGTGTCACGACCCATCCAGTGCCTGGACCGCCGCGTCGTTGGACGGGTCGTCCAGGTCGAGGTCGCAGACCTCGACGTTCGCCTCGACCCAGCCGTTCAACTTCGCCTTCAGCGAGCGGACCTCCTCGAGAAGCTCCGTGCACCGCGCCTGCGCGATCGTGAGCGTCCGCCCCATCTCGTCGCGGTCGCGGATCGCGGCGGACTCTGGCGCGCGCGAGTAGGGCGCGTGCCACTGCCCCGCGTCCCAGAGCGCGCCGCACCGCGGGCACCACCGGGCGGACCCGCGCGACACGCACGGTTCGGCGTGGTCGCAGGGCGACCCCTGCGATCCCCGCAGGAGCACCGTCTCGTCCGTCGCGCTGCTCACGACCCGATCCCGAACGTGAACACGCCCTCGGCTCCGAGCTGCTTCGCGCGCGCCTTGTCGTACGCCCGGTACTGACAACTCTCGAACGCGAGGTCGCCGAGGTCGTGGCCCCACACGAGCGGGCCGAAGCCGCGGTTGAGTAGCGGCCCACCCTTCGACGGTCCGGGTCTGCCGCCGTCCGCCTCGTCCTGCGCGTAGAGGTCGCGGTAGAAGTCGTGCGCGAGCCCGAAGATGGCGCCGGGGTACTTGCGGTCGATGGTGACGACCCTCTCCTGCGGAGAGGTGAGCGGGTAGGTGAGCCGGATGACGACCCGGACCGGCATCCGCTTGGTAGATCGCGCCGGCCGCTTCTCCGGCTTGGCGCGCCGCGCACGCTTGCCGTCGGACTTGGTGAGCCGCATCGACGCGAACGCCCGCTCGATGCCGCGGTAGTAGGCCGGGTCGAGCTTGCGACGCTCGATCTGATCTCCGTCCAAGACGGAACCGTAGCGACCCGTCAGCACGTCGAAGTCGTCGCCCATGTCGTACGGGTGCCACCAGATCCGGTACGCCTCGCGGATCGTGGGGTCACCGAAGTCGATGACCTGTGGCGAGGTGAGCGACACCGACTGCATGGCGCGCACGTACCGCTGGCCCACCGACATCCGGTGACCCTTCCTTCGGACACTCGCTCGACTCTTCTTCTTCTTGCCGCCCCCGACCCTGACGACGCGAACCGTAGGCTTCTTTCTTTTCATCGACTTCACCCGATCCCAGGCGCGACTCGACCCAGCAGGTCCTCGAACGGCAGGACGGCCACGTGCCGCTCGCGCCCCGGCACCTGCAGGAACATCGCGATCCCGAGCAGCTCCTCGGCCGCCGGCACGGTCCAGTCGTGGACGCAGACGGCGTGGCCGCGGTCGCAGTCGTAGACCGTCCGGCCCCCCATCTTGTCGAGGACGGCCGCGGGCGCCTGCCGGCTCGTCAGCACGTAGCGGTGCCCGGAGTCGGCGCCGACGACGAGGAACTGCTGCGTCTTCTCGAAGTCGGCGAGCTGCGCGGGCGACAGGAACTGGCGCAAGACGCGCGTCGCGCGGACCTGCGCGCGCTCGAACTCCGGCACCGGGCAGCTCAGCGCCGGAGCGGCGACCGTGACGGCCGCCACCGGCTTGTCCGCCACCTTCTCTATGGACTTGACGTCGACTTCCCCGTGCTCGGAGCGGTGCAGCTCCTCGACCTTGCCGTTCTTGAAGACGACGGCGGTCAGGAGCTTGCGCCCGCGCTTCATCGCCTTACTGACGAGCGCCTCGACCTTCTGCACGGGCTTGGGGACGACGACCTTGCCGGTCGACGGCGCGGTGTCGACGGAGAACTTCTCACCGAGCGCCGTCATCGCCAGCCGCTCGCTCGGCGACAGGTTCTCCCACTCGACCTCCGTCGTCGGGCCCTGCGCCGTCAGGCGGATGTCGCCGTACATCGAGGGGAGGAACAGCGGGATCTGGTTCAGCGGGTGGGACTGGTTCATGGGGCGGTTCTCCGATTCGCTTGAGCAGGTGGTTGATGCGGGTGTTGATCTCGGGCGGGACGTCCTCACTGGCACCGGCCAGCTTCAGACGCAGCATGAACAGCTCGGCCAGTTCGCCCACCGCACCGAGCCGGACGTCCGGGTCGGGCTTGCTCGCCTTCGCCTTCTCGGTGTCCATGTACTGCTGGAGGAACTTCTGCGCGAGCATCATCATCTGCGTGTTGATGTCGACGACGTCGTTCCACCGGCCGCGGTGGATCGCGATCGGGTTGCGCATCATCACCGGCCCGTCGTTGAGCGCGTCGTCGACGGCAGGATCGAGCCCCACGTCCTCCACGCGCAGTGACTCGGCGGGGCGCAAGAGCTGCACTTGCTGCGCGACCGCCGCCAGGCGCTGCAGCTCCGCGAACCGGCCCGGCCGGCCGCTCGCGATCAGCTCCGCGGCGACCTCGCCGAGGGCCGCGAGCGCGACGTCGACGGGGTGCGGCCTGTCGGGAGTCGCCGGCGGCGGCAGCATGGGCGGCTGGTTCACGGCACTCTCTCCCCGCGAGCCAGCCTATAGTGGGTGGCCGCGTCGTGCTGCCCGTCGCAGTGGGGGCACGGTTTCGGCTTGGTCGGGTTGGTCGGCTTGGTCGGGTTGGCGTGCCACTGGTTGAAGAGAGCCAGCTTCTTCTCGGCGCGCTCGGCGACTAGGCGCACCTCGTCGACCGAGAGGTTCTCGCACTGCACGAAGGCGAGCGCGGCGCAGACGTCGCCCATCTCCTCGACGAGCATCTTGCGCAGGTCGCCCGACCAGTGGTCGGTGTCGCCGCCGGTCGCCATCAGCTTGCCGAGCACCTGGATCAGCTCCCCCTGCTCCTCGAGCAGCTTCGAGACGCCGGGCCACACCCTGCTGCCGATGGAGAAGTCCCCGCTTCCGGGGACAGCGCCAGCCTTCGACTCTCCCATCAGAGCGACTCCTGCATCTTGCGGTGCATCTCGCGCTCCGCCTCCGTCGCGACGCGCGCGACGACGAGCGGCACCCGCTCGCGCGTGGCCCACGCCTTGACGCGCGCGACTTGATCTTCCGTGTCGCAGACTACCTCCTCGATCCGGAGGCCGCTGGGTCGGTGGCGCGCCTTTGCGGATAGGAAGTCCAGGCCGGCGGCCTGCAGTTTCTGAGCGAGTAGCAACGTGGTCTCCTTTTATTGTTCGTGGTTGTGCGCGGCAATCTTGGTGAGGTACTCGGTCGCCTTCTCGTAGCTCCACGCGTGGATCATCCGGTCACCCTTGGTGACGTCCTCGCCCGCGAAGAGGTCCTTGGCGGTCTCGGTGACGTCGCTCTCCGCCCAGTCGACGACCATCACGCTCTTGCGCCAGCCCACCTTGACGACGCCGAGGCGCGTCGTGACGCGCAGCCAGACGCGGTGCGGGCAGCACTTCGGTCCGCAGTACTCGTTGTCGATCTCTCGGACGTGGATGGCCGCGAGCCCGGCGTCCGCGAACATCGCGCGCGCCTCGCGCAGCCAGCCCTCCTTCCACCGGACGTTGTCCGGGTGCAGGCGCGCCGACTCCGCGAGCAGGTCGCGCGACAGTTCGCGCATCGCCTCGGCTATGACCTGCTCGTCGTCCTCGGTGAGCGGCCTGTCGAGCTTTACGTACAGGTCCAGACCGCACTCCGACTGACCGCTGGTGTGGATGAAGTGGGCGCGCGGCCAACCGCGCTCGTTGGTCGCTTCGCTCACCTCGCACCTCCCGTCGGTAGCCTCTCGCCGCGCGCGACGAGGACGAGCAGCCAGTTCACGAGGGCCACGAGCTGCCCCTTGCTGCGCCGGTTGCCGACCATCCGCATCGCGACGCCGTACTCCTCGTGCGACTCGTTGCCGTGCCCCTGGTGCGCCGCGCCGATGTGGGGCGTCCACTCGTCGGCGACGTCTTCCCACACGCCCGCCCCGACGCGGTCGCCGAACCCTTTCTCGTCCAGGATCTCCACGCAGAGCGAGACGCACTCGTCGCAGATGAAGACGGTCGGACCCTCGATCACGTACCGGACGAACGACTCCGGCCGGTAGTCCGAGACCGGATCGCCCACCCTCTTGCCGCAGAAGGAGCACGGCTGCTCCGCCGAGGAGGTCACGAACGCCTGCTCCTGAAGCTGATCAGCCCGCACACCCACAAGCTGGCGACCATCAGCAAGGCCGTGCTGGCGGCGGAGAACGCGAGCGTCTTGGCCGCCTCCCATAGGGAGCGCGCCCACGAACACGGGCCGAAGATGCTGGGGAAGTCCGCGCACTGCTTGTGGTCGTAAGCCGCGCAGCCGGCGAACGCGAGGCAGCAGAGCGTCAGGTAACGCCACCCCGCACCGCGCCTGACGCGCAGCGCCTCCGTCACGGCCGCGACCTGCGCTTGCTGGAGGCGCTCGCCTGCAGCTCCGCGAGGCTCGCCTCGGCCCGGTTCGCGCGCTCGCTGGCCTCCCGCAGCTCGGCCGCGAGCCGGTCCACGCGCTTCTGCGCGTCGACGAGCTTGCGGTCGGTGTCGGCGAGGATCTCGTCGAGCTGCGCGTTGCGCTTGACCAGGTCCTCCACCTTCTCGCCGAGCGCGATCACGAGCGCCACGTACGCCTTCTCGAGCTTCGTCATCTTCCCCTTCTTTCTGTCGTAGAGGCCCATCATCAGGTAGCCGAGCACGCCGACCCCGGCGACCGCCGCGACCGACGGTATGGACGGCCAGTCGACTCGTGCGGTCGTGCCCGTGCGCAGCGCAGTCGTCTCCATGCGCAGTCACTTGTATTACAACGCTTGACGCTGCGCAAGCAGGGAAGTAACGTCAGCGAGCATGATGGAGCAGACGCAGGTGCGCCTCGACGCGCGCATGAAGGAGCGCATCCGCACCTTCCAGGTCCAGTTCAAGAAGAAGACGCGGTCGGAGATCGGGTTCAGCGAGGCGATCCGAGTGCTGCTCGAACGGTCCCTCGAGCGCGAGGGAGTCAAGTAGGGGCGCGCTGGCAGTGACCCTCCCGCTCTTCCCCGCCGATCGCGCCGAGCGCCCGCACACCTGCCACGCTCGCGGATGCGAGCGCGCCGTCCCGCCGGAACTCTTGATGTGCGGTCAGCGCGCCGTGTGGGCGGCCTACCGCCCCGGGCAGTGCGAGGACAAGCGGCCCAGTGAGGCGTGGCACCTCGCCGCCGACGCCGCCATCGGGTACGTGGCGCGCGCCGAGGGGCAGCCGGTGCGGCAGGTGGAGTTGGAAGCGATCCGGTCGTTCGGTGTCGCCCTGTGCGGGTCGCTGCTCTGATGCTCGTCGCAGTCGTCCCCCCGTGGCCCACGATGTGCCCCATGCTGGCGGCCGTCGACCTCATCGACGAGGAGGTGGCCGACTTCGTCTTCCGCACACCCGGGCGCAACGAACCCTGCCATTGCGGCAGCGGGACCAAATACAAAAAGTGCCACCTCGACGCCGACCAGGCCGCGTGGCGCGTGGTCGCCGCGCGGTCGAGGCAGGCCGACGCCGCGCTCGCGGTCCTGCGCACCCTGCCGCCGACCGGCCGGCGCGAACTCGACCCGGAGCCGCCGTGAAGCACGCGCTCGAGGGTGGTGACCACCGCGGCGCGGTCTTCGACCGCTGCACGCGCTGCGGCCTGACCGGCGTGACGCGCGACGGCACCTGCTCGCCGCCGTTCCCGCGGCCCGCCTGCGGGATGACGGTCGACGAGATCCGCGACGCGCTCGAGAGGGTGTCCGGCGAGTGCCGGGCGACGGCGGCCGAGCTGCACGGTGAGGACGCGGCGATCGTCGGGCGCATGCTGCGCGCGGTGGCCGAGCACGCCGAGTCGGCGCACGCCCTCATGAGGGTGATCGAGCAGGGGCGGAGGGACCTGCAGTGAGCCGCGGCAGCCGCCTGGAGGCGCTCGACGCGCTGCTCGGCACGGCGTCGGCGCGCGGGGCCGTGGTGCGCAGCCGCCGCGGCGTCTACACGGACGGCGACGGCCTCGACCCCGCCGACTCCATCGAGGACCTGGAGTTCGCCTCGACCGGCGGCGACGCGATCTGCACGCCCCACAAGCACGGGCGGCTCAAGGGCAAGGTCCGGTGCCCCGGGTGCGGGCTTACTCGTAACGAGGCCCTTCTCAACGATGGATGAGGAGTTGACCATGAAGTTCAGGCTGAAACCAAAACCCGTCGAGGCGGTCCAGCTCCGCTGGGACACGTGGAGCGAGATGTGCGAGATGATCGGCGCGCCCGGCGGACTGTGCGAGATAATCGGCGCGCCAGTCGGGCTGAAAGATGGCAGTCCGGAAGGTTGCTACGTCGACGCATGGGATCGCGAGACGACCGACACCAACGGGCGCATCGGGCTCAAGATCCCGAGGAAGACCCGCGAGGGCGTGGAGGGCGTGGAGATCGCCGTGCAGGACGACTGGGTCGTCCGGATGGACGGCGAGCTGGTCGTCTACAAGCCGGAGGCGTTCAGGGCTCTCTTCGAGAGCCACGCCGACTACAAGGTCACCTTCGAGCCGGACTGGAGCAAGTACCCGAAGCTCGCCTACCGACTGCGGGACTCGGTCGACCCGAAGCTGAACGCGGAAGTGGCGGTACTGCTGACCGACGCGCGCGCCGACGCCGTGCAGTACGTCCGCGACGTGCGCGCCGACGAGCTGCGAAAGGCTCGCGAGGACGAGCGGGCGAGGACGATAGAGGGCGCCGTCCGGATCCTGGAGGAGATGACGCGCGGCGACGGCGGGGAGAACTTCCCGGAGAAGTGGCGGTTCGCGCTGAGCGAGGCGAAGGAGCGCATCCGCGGCCAACGGCAGAAGGGAGACGAGGACATGAACAGGGAACCGACGAGCGACAACCGCGACCTGCGCCAGGTCGCCGTCCTGCAGTGGGTAACCGAGACGTTCGGCGCGTCGGCGAGCACGCCCAAGGAGCGCGCGCTGCGCCTGCTCGAGGAGGCGATCGAGCTGGCGCAGGTGGAGGGCGTGGAAGTGGGCGACGTCTTCGCCGTCGCCGAGCACGTCTACGGCAAGCCCGCCGGCACGCCGGCGCAGGAGGTGGGCGGCGTCGGCGTCACGCTGCTCGCCTACTGCGAGTCGCGCCGCATCTCGGCCGAGGCGGCGGAGCAGCGCGAGTTCGAGCGCGTCCTGTCGGTCGACCCCGCCGTCTTCCGCGCCCGGCACAACAAGAAGGCGAATGCCGGCATCGCCGCCTACGCGCCGGAGCCCGGCAAGTGACCGGCCCGGTCGGACTGACGCGCGCGGAGGAGGAGCGCGAGCGCCAGCTCGCCGACCCGGCGTCGCCGCGCGCCGTCGTCGTCGCGCCGCCGGGCGCGCCGCACTGCCAGGCACCCGTCGAGGGGGGCGCCGCCTGCCGGGCCGTCCCCACGGTCCGGGTCACGTGGGCCGACGGACAGAAGAACGTCATGTGCCGCGACTGCGCGGCGCGCGCGCAGCAGCTGACCGGCGCGGCGGTCGTCGGCGTGGAGCGGATCGGGTGACCGCCGAGGATCACCTCCGCTCACTCCTAGAGGTCGAGGGGGTCGGCCGCAACGTGCTCGAGGCGCGGATCGCGCGCCTGGTCCCCGTCCTGGCCGCGTCCGTCGAGCTGGTGGCGGCGGACGACGCGGCGCAGGCGGCCGACGCGGACGCGAGCGGCGCGGCCGAGGAGCGCTGCGAGCGCGCGTGGGCGCAGCTGCGCGCGGCGCTGCGGACGGCGCAGCATTACGGCGGTTGACAACCGATACCGCTTCCGGCAACCTGTCTCGACCCAAAAAGGAGACCGTGGAGATGGCCGACAAGATCGACAAGGTGAAGATCTGGAACGAGTACGCGCGCGACGCGACCCAGCGCTACGTCGTCCCCGACGAGATCGACGACGTCGAGGAGCTGACCAACGACATGGTCGACGTCGCGACGGGGTACGCGGACCTCATGCTCGAGGAGCTGGAGGACCGCATCGCCGACGGCACGTTCGGCGGAGGCAGTCGCGGCCGCGCGAGTCGCCGACGGCGGCGCGAGGAGCCGGAGGAGCCCGAAGAGCCCGAGGAGTGACCGGTGCGCCACGTCATCAAGAGCTGCGACGGCCCGGGGTGCGGCAAGACGCGCGAGTTCCAGCTGAAGGGGGCGAACGCGCCACCCCAGGACGGGTGGTTCACGCTGCACGTCGCGACGGCCAACGAGAACCGCCCGCACGTGACCAAGAGCGCCTGCTCGCCCGGGTGCGCCGGCGCGATCTTCGCCGCGACCCTGCAGCTCAACGGCAAGGACGACCTCTCCGTCGACTGCTGCCCGGGGCACAAGGACGGGCACAAGGGGCACTGATGTACCCCAACATCAAGAACGCGATCGCAGACGCGGAGACGTCCCTCGCCGACCTGCGGGCGGTGGCCAAGAAGTACCCGCATGCTCGACGCGAAATTGTGGACGAAAACGAGATCTGGTACTGCGCAGAAGTCCGGCCCGTCGACTACGAGATCCGGACAATCGGCAGTACACCCATCGTCGTCCCCTTCGACCAGGTCGGCAAGGTCCGCGTCTACGGGACGGTTCGGTACCTCTACGCCGGCACCGTCGGCGCGATGCTCAACAGGGACGAGCGAGTCCGCCAGTTCATCGAGAAGAAGCTGAAGAAGCTGAAGAAGCCGTGAGCAAGATCCGCCTCAGCCCCGACGTCACGCTGCCGGTCGACGCGGTGACCCAGACGTTTGCCGTGCTCGGCAAGCGCGGGTCCGGCAAGACCAACACGGCGAGCGTGCTGTTCGAGCAACTCGTCAAGTCCGGGCAGCCCGCCGTCTACGTGGACCCAATAGGAGTCACATGGGGGCTGCGCCACTCGCGCGACGGCAAGGGACCCGGCCTCTCCGTCATCATCCTCGGCGGCGAGCACGCCGACGTGCCGCTCGAGGAGGGCGGCGGCGTCGTCATCGCCGACTTCGTCATCGAACACCGCCAGCCCGTCGTCGTCGACCTGGGTCTTCTGTCGAAGTCCGCGCAGCGCCGGTTCATGGTCGACTTCACCGAGCGCCTGTACCACAAGAACCGCAGCGCGCTGCACGTCATGCTCGACGAGTGCGACACGTTCGTGCCGCAGCGGATCGACCACGGCGGCGAGCGCCTGGTCGGCGCCGTCAACGACCTGGTGCGCAAGGGCCGCGCGCGCGGCCTCGGCGTGACTCTCATCAGCCAGCGGCCGGCGCTGGTGAACAAGGACGTCCTCACCCAGGTAGAGACACTGGTCGCGCACCGGATGACGGGGCCGCACGACCGCGACGCCATCGAGCGCTGGATCGAATGCAACGCGAGCGGCGGCGACGACGTACTCGTCTCGCTCCAGCTACTGGAGGACGGCGAGGCATGGGTGTGGAGCCCGAGCTGGCTCAAGACCCTCGTGCGCACGAAGATCAACCTGCGCGAGACGTTCGACTCGTCGGCGACGCCGAAGGCAGGCGCGCGCGCCGCCGCGCCGAAGCACGCCGCCGAGGTGGACCTCGCCTCGCTGCGCGCGCAGCTCGCGGCGACCATCGAGCGCGCGAAGGCCGACGACCCGCGCGAGCTGAAGCGGCGGATCGCCGAACTGGAGAAGCAGCTCAAGTCGCAGAAGCTGGCACCCGCCGAGGTGAGGGTCGTAGAGAAGCCTGTCCTGACGCAGAAGCAGGTCGACGACCTCGCCATGGCCGCCTCGAAGATGGACCTGCTCGGCGCGCAGCTGTCCAACGCGTCGCTCGACGTCGGCCGCGTCCTGCGCGCGTTCGAGGACAGCCGGCGCGCCACGCGGAGTATGCAAGACGTCTCACGCGTCGCGCCCAGCGTCCGGTCGGTTCCGACGCTGCCGGCCGCGCGCCCGAAACCGACAGCTCCCGCCGACGAGTCGAACGGTGAGCTGCCGAAGGGCGAGCGCGCGGTCCTCACCGCCGCCGCGCAGTACCAAGACGGCGCCGACCGCAACCAGATCTCCATCCTGACCGGGTACAAGCGGCAGACCCGCGACGACTACATCTCCCGCCTGTCGCGCAGGGGGTTCGTCGTCGCCCCGCCCGGCGGCAAGGTGAGGGCCACTGAGGAAGGTGTCGCGGCGATCGGGCCGTCGTTCGAGCCGCTGCCGACGGGCGCCGCGCTCATCGAGCACTGGAAGGACAAGCTGCCGCGCGGCGAGCGGGCGATCTTCGAGGTGCTCGTCGCCGAGTGGCCGAACGCCGTCCCGCGCGACGTCATCGGTGAGGTGACGGGGTTCAAGCGCCAGACCCGCGACGACTACATCAGCCGGATGGCCCGCCGTAAGATCATCGACAAACCTGTCGTGGGCCAGCCGATCCGAGTGTCAGCCGCGATGATGGAGGAATAGATGAGCGTGCGGATCGGTGGTGCGAGGGGTCCCAGCAGCAACAGCCCGCACGACGCGGCCGACGTGTGGTGCAGCCGCAGCGGCGTCGATCTGCGAGTCTTCAATAACGATTCGGACGCCGGTCGGTCCGATCGTGAAGGTGTGCAGCGCACGCTCGACCCAGTCGCCGCGCGCAACCTCGCCGCGCTGCTCGTGCGCGCCTCCGACGAGGCCGAGCGGATGCGGACCTCCACACCGAAGGAATAGGCGACATGGACAAGGGAACTACGATCAAGATACTGGACCACGGCTACATCAAGCTCGTGGACTGGATGGGCAGCGACGAGGGCATCGTCGAGGCCGCGCGGATGTCCACGGGCAAGGGTTTCTGCTCGTGGTACCCGTACTACCGCTGCAAGCTCTGCGGGTTCGTCAACGAGAGCTTCGATATGCTCGAGGCGTCCGCAGCGAGCCGGCTCGTCGGTACCTGCCCGCACCCGGACGCGAAGTCTGGACCGGCCGACATAGAGAAGTGGCCCGACGCAAAACGCCACGATTGGGAGCGATCGCCGAAGGGAGACGCGGGCCTACTCACCTTCCTTCACGAGAACCGGCACGACACGCCGTTCGAGATGGTGGAGATGCTCGTTGAGGTGCAGGCGCCCATCATGGTGTTCCGCGAGTGGCAGCGCCACCGCACGCAGTCGTACAACGAGATGAGCGCGCGCTACATCCAGATGCCGAACCTGCACTACGTCCCGAGCGTGGACAGGATCATCGCGGCGTCGAGGTCGCACCGAAACAAGCAGCAGGGTGGAGGCGGCGAACTGAAGATGCCGCCGAACTATACCGAACCGACGTGGCCAGAGGAGCAGATCGCGGCGTGGGTACAGCAGCGACTCGTACATGAGCAACAGACCATCTACGGCCTCTACGAGGCTCTGATCGGGATGGGAATCGCCCCGGAGGTAGCGCGCGTAGACACGCCGGTGTCCCGCTACTCGCGGATGCGCGCGAAGACGGACCTCAGGAACTGGCTCGCGTTCCTGACGCTGCGGTCGGACGCGGCGGCCATGTGGGAGATCCGGCAGTATGCGTACGCGCTCGGCTACTTCATCTCGCGGCTCTTCCCGCGCACGTGGGACCTCTGGCTCAACGTCGACCGTCGCAAACCTGAGATCGACAAGAACGGGTTTATCCTCAGCGAAGCGGCATGAGCGACGCCGGCTGCCCGCACCCCGACCCCGAGGTCGTCGTCATCCGGTGGTGCGACCTTGTGCTCGTGCGGTGGTGCCCACTCTGCGGGTCCATCAACGACGACGTCGGCGCCCACGGCGCGGAGCCGGGCGCCTGGAGGTCGCCGACCGGCGTCGTTCTGCCCGGCTGGACGTGCCAGAGCTGTCAGGCATTTAACGGGTGCGCGAAAGAGCTGTTGATCGAGTGCAGGGGCTGCGGGTCACCGAGGAGATCGACATGAACGATACCGACGAGGCGCAGATCGAAGTCCGCAACGAGACGCGCTATTACACCGACCGCTTCGTGGTCCTCAAAGCGAAGGACCCGGAAGATCCGTTCATAGCATCGTCCGAAAACCCGCCGATCGAGGTGCGAGTCGGCGGTACAGTCAGCTCGTACAATCCAGCAGGTGGTGCGGCGCCACCCGCGTTGAGACTCACACCGAACCTATCCTGCCTGACCCGCAAGCAGTGGGATCTGGTCAAGCGACTCGGCGACCAAGCGTGGGACGAGTACGAGAGAAAGTTCTTAACGGAAGGGTGACGGACCATGGACGCAGTGCAGAAGGTGAAAGACCTCATACAGAAGGCCCTCCACGACGGCACGTCTGAGAAGGAGCGCAACGAGGCCGCCGTCGCCGCGGTCCGGATCATCGACAAGTACGGCCTGCTAGGCAAGCGGCGCGTCGACGTCGCCGCCAGCATCCTGGAAAAGGTCACCAGCCCCGACTTCGTGGAGGGGATCGCCGACCGCGCCGAGCGGATGGCGAGCGGGTTCGAGCGCGTCGTCGGCAGCGCGAAGAAGGTGGCGGGGCAGCTCGCCCGCGAGCGCCCGGCTGGGCGGCGCAGCGACCGCAGCCGCCGCCGCACCTACGGCGGCCGGTGATGTTCGTCCTCGGCGTCGGCGTCGGCCTCGTAGCCGCGTTCGTCGTGATGGCGGTCGCGGCGTGCGTCGGCGCGCGGTTCGTCGTCCAGGTCGACCAGGCCCGGGCGGACGGCGAGCCGCTGCCGCAGCTCGGGCCCTCGCTCCTGCTGGACCTCGGGGTGGACCCCGCCGACGAGCAGGCCGCCAAGGCGGTCGGCCGGATCCACCGCGCGCTCGAGGAGCGCGGCAAGTACCGGAGCGCGCTCGAGGCGATCTCGACGATGAGACACGAGGCGTCGGCGCAGCGCGTCGCGAACATGGCGCTAGAGAGAGGGTGGAAGGCATGAGCGAGGTGAGGGAGACGTGGTACTGCATGGCGCCCGGGGCGCAGCTGACCGTCCGGTGCGTGGGCGTCGTGACGGCGTACGAGATCCGACAGTTCGCCGCCAAGAGGCTGGGGGTCGACCCGAGCGCGGTCGCGGCGCGCCTCTTGACGGCGGACGCGCCGCTGCCCGAGCCCGTCGTCGACCTGCAGTGGGCGGGCGACGACTACGCGCACGGCGGGTCGAAGGGCGGGCGGCGGATGCAGGTGCGCGACGCGGGGCAGGACGCGTGGAGCGACGCGTGAGGGGCGAGCCGGAGACGCTCGAAGCGTTCCACACTCTCTGGAAAGAGGAGTGCGCGGAGTGGGAGGCGATCCGAAAGAGCCTGACCCGCGGCCGCGACAACGGGCACGGTGACCGGATGCCACGCGTCGCCAGTGCCGAGCGCGTGACCCGACGACTGCGCCAGCGCCTCGAAGCGCGCGGGGAGAGGTCGGTACTCGACAGCCTGTTCGCTCGGCGCCTCATCACCCGTACCCTGAACAAGATGTCCAGGAGCGACGCGTGATCGTATGCACACGCAGCGCCGCGATCCGGAAGGGCGGCGCCGCCGGCAGACGCGCCGGCGTCGTCGCCCGCGCGACTGGGTCCCGGATGACGCGGGACCGCGCCCGCAAACTGGCCGGCGAGCTGGACGTGCCGGAGCGGTGGCGCCCGCTCTTCACGAAGCACTTCGTCCGCGCCGCGCTGCGCGTCGAGCCCTACGTAGAGCCACCTCCATCCAAGTACGGTGTCGCATGACCGACCGACGAGTGGACAAGATCGCCGAGACGCTGAAGGGCACCCTCTCCGCGCCGCCCGAGAAGATGCCGCTGCGCCGCCACGCAGACGACGACTACGTAGACCGGATCACGGTCCAGGCGTCGACCGGCGCGCACTTCCACGCGTTCGTCCGGCCGCGGTACAAGACGAGCGGTCTGTCGGGCGACGAGTGGCGCGTGAGCGCGCACTTCGAGGTGCGCAAGCACCCGACGTCCGAACCGGTGCTCGCGCGCGGGTTCAGCCGGATGGGGGCCCGCAGCGCGGGCCTGGTCCACTACGCCGCGGGCCACGTCTACGAGGGTGCGCCGGAGCTGCTATCCTCGCCCAGCGCGCGCCTCACCGCCTACCGCAAGGGCCACATCCTGGTGGAGCAGCTGCTGCCCACCTTCGGCTCGGCCGTCGTCGGGCTCGCCTGGCACCTGGTCACGGCCAACGAGGGTTCGAGCGGCGCGGAGTGGCACCACCTGACGAGCGAGCAGGAACTCGCGCACTGCCAGCAGGTCGGCTGCAGCGACGCGCCAGCCAACTTCTACCGCCTCAAGAAGATCAACGAGGCGCAGGGAAGCGGCGGCTCAGCGATGGTCGAGCCGCCGTACGACTTCGTCGGCCAGTACACATGGTACTGCGCGCGCCACACGACCCGCGGCGACTGCGGGCTCGAGGACGCCGATGCTAACCTGGTCCTCGTCAAGGGAGACGGCGTCGCCAGACCGCACGGCGTGGACGAGTCGCCGAGCGGGTTCGCTGGCACCATCGAGATCAAGTGATGGCCGTCGTCATCCCCTTTCGCCGTCCGCCGGCCAAGCCGCTCGACACCGAGTCCGCGCGCTGCCCGGAGTGCGGGTGGAGGCTGCCCGCCGAGGTGCGCGCCAAGCGGTCCGCCGTCCGCCGCGAGGTCGACCTGCAGGTCGACTGCCCGGAGTGCGGCGCCACCCTGCTGCTGTCGGTCCGGTTCACGTGACGGGCGACGAGGAGCTGCGCGCCGCCGGCGTCGACGTGGACGCGATGCGGGCCGACGCGCGCGCCGCCGTCGCGGAGGCGACGCCGGACGGGTGGGAGGCGGTCCACGTCCGCAGCCCGTGGCCGGCCGCGCGCTGCCCGCACTGCGGCGCGGTGCTCGACGGGGGCAACGCGGCCGTCGGCGTCCTCACCAGGCGCCTGCACCGCGCGCGCGTGCTGCTCTTCGCGCTGGCGCCGGTGTGCGGCGAGTGCGTGCAGCGGCCGAACCGGCTGGCCGCGCTGGCGCTCAAGACGTTCGAGTGACTCAGTCGAGCGCGTCGCCGCAGTCGAGGCACACGTACCTGTCGCCTTTCGGATACCCGACGACGCCGCACACGTTGTGCGCACACGGGCCGAGCCGGCGGGTCTTGGCGGCCTCGTAGCCGGCGAAGTAGCCGCGGTGCTTGCCGACCCGGTAGGCGACCAGCACGAGGGCGACCAGGGCGACCTGCAGGGCCCAGATCACCCGACCCCCAGCTCCGCGGCGACGCGCCGCCCGTACCCGTGCCACGCGCTCCCGGACCCGGACTCGTTGCCGTCAAACCCGTTGACGAACCGGCACACGTCGTCCTGCTCGACGCCGAGCAGGCGCGCGGCCGCCCGGATGGGAGACCGCAACTCCGCCACCGTCCCGTAGCGGTTGCCCCGCGGCGGCGCCTCCGCGCCCTCCGCGACGAGCAGCGCGCCGAGCGGGCAGCAGCAGTCGCCCGTCAGCACCCACTTCCTGCCGTCGCCGACGCCGACGCCCCAGCAGCCGCGCGCGACGCGCGCGCGGAACGAGACCGACCGCGCGGCCCGCAGGATCCGCGCGACCGCGGGCGGCAGGTCGGCGGGGAGCGCCGGAGCCTCGGGGACGAGCGAGAGTTGGTCAGCCACGGCGCCGCCTCGACCTCACCCTGGACTCCTCCAGTGCTTTCATCATCTCGAGCTTCCTGAGGTGGTACCTGAGACCGCGCAGGACGAGCGCGATCCCCTCGTCGTCGCGCCCGCGGACCCCGGCGTCGACGCCGCTCTGGATGAGGTCCCAGGCGAGCTGCGACAGGCTCGCCACCTTGACGAGGTCCGGCGGACCCTCGGTCAGGTGGGCCGTCGACACGTAGGTCGGTTCGCTGGCGTCCGCCGACTCGGCCATCAGTGCCTCGTGTCGGCCGCCGCCGGCGCCGGCCGGCGCGCCAGCCCCCGCCCGACGAGCAGGTCGAAGGCCCGGTCGACCTCGGCGGTCTCGTAGCCGGTCAGGCCGCACACGTCCGCGACGGAGGCCGCGCGGCCGGCCTCGCTCTGCACGAACGCCATCGCGAGCAGGCAGGCGCGCGCGCACTTGTCCAGGCCGCCCAGGCTCCTCACTCGCCGCCCGTGATCGCGATGGACACCCGCTTGTCGCCGAGTTGCCCGAGCAGCCTGTCGACGGCCGACCGCAGCGACGAGGCCCGAACGTCGCTCTCCTTTACGATCAGCTGAGTACCAGGCATCTCCACGCAGATGCTAGCGGGCATACACTCCTTGCACGCCCAGTCCGACTTGCCGACGCGTGGGTCGCCCGGCTCGAGGATGCACTCGATGCCGTGCGGGCAGCGGTGCGCCACGATGCCGGAGCGGTCGGCCCGGACGGCCACCGACTGGCCGCACTGCTCGCAGACGTGGGTGTCGTCCTGATCCATCGCCTCTCTCCGCGGCGCGACCGGTCGACTCGGGTTCGGCCCCTGATCATCCGCGGGGGTGAAGCGGATCGTGAGGTCGACGAGCTGGCCGTCGGCCCGCTCGGTCCACGACACCGAGTCCACCGAGCACAGGTTGATGCCCATGTAGTTCGGGATGACCGACAGCGGCAGCGGCGGCTCCTCGCGGTTGGCTATCATATCCGCGACCTTCTTGGTGACCGGTGGCACGAACCCGGCATTCCGCAGCGCCGTCTCGAGGTCGGCGGAGAACTCCTGGTCGCGCGCGCGGTGCACCTGCGCGTACGCCCACAGGACCGGCTGGGCGTCCCTGTCGGTGGTCTTGAGCGGCACGAAGCCGCGCGGCGTCGTCGGGTACTTGTCGCTCTGGAACTGCCCGTCAATCAGGTGACTTCCCATCATCCTCTCCTTCGTCGTCATCGTCCCGGGCGTGACCGACGACCTCGAGATCGTCGTCCGGGCGTGGGACGACGACGGCAGCGACTACTGCGGGACCATCTCCGGCGCCGAGGTCCAGCACGCGCACGACGAGGACGACACGCCGTTCTTCGCGATCGACTGCTGCCCGGGGCGGCCAAGAGCTTGCGCAGGTCGCCGACCCTCACCGCAGCCTCCGCCGGGTCATCTCCGCGCGGATGCGCCGCAGCTCTGCGGTGACGCTGTCGACCTCCGCGCCCACGGCGCCGCGCAGCCTTGGGGACTCGAGGTGGCGCAGGTGGGAGCGCTCCAGGTTCGCGAGCGCGCCGTCGGGCAGCTCGCGCAGGTCGTTGGCGACCGTCACTGGAACGTCGTCCCCGCCATCATCTGCCCGACCTGCACGACCGTCGCCAGCGGCGTGACCCTCGCGCGGCCGTCGACCTGGTACTCCGCGCCGCTGCCGTAGCGGGCCAAAAACTCGGCGTGCGCCGCGTCGTACTTGACCAGCACCGTGGCGACCACCGTGACGGGCTCGAACGCCGGCACGTCCGCGGCGTACGTCGCGTAGGGCGGCACCCACGGCGCCGGCTGCGCCGGCGCGCCGAGGTCGCTCGACGTCTCCACGAGGAAGGTCAAGAGGAACCACCCGTCCGGGGCCGGTGGCGCGGGTCGTGACTACTGGCTCGCATCTTTGAACGCATCGGCGACGGCCTGCCAGTCGACTGACCCATTGCCGCGCATCCGGTCGAGCTTCGCCCGCTCGGTCCGTGGTCACTGGCGCGCACGCGAGTGCGCTGTTGTTGGTTACACTCTCCACTCGTGTCCTTCATCGAGGTACCCGTGCCAGTGTGGGCACCCGAGCGATGCTCTGATCTCCAGGCTCCCATCGGCGCACTCGCGGAACGTGTGCGGCGGGGAGACGACATGGTGAACCGCTCGGCCGCCAGGTGGTATGCCCGGGTCGCGCGCGTTCGGCGGAAGGAAGAAGACAGCTGGGACGTCTCCGGTGTAGCCAGTAATCGGCCCCATGTAGTCTCCTGGCTCCGTGGGGAAGGTGCCGAGGGGGAGTCTCCTGCCTTTCATCGCTGGTACGTCCTTTCGTGGTGCATGGCGCGCATGCGCGTACTGGGTTCGTCCCTACCGTTCCTCACCTCGCACTGAGCGCTTTGGCCATCTCGCGGACGGTCGAAGTGAACAGGTGGTCCTTGCCTTGCTGCGCTACCGGGAGCTGAGCGTACGGGACGAAGCACGGGTGCTCCTTCTTCTCGGGGTCTTTGACCGGGCCGTACTTCCACCCGGTCGCTGCCTTCTCGGCCAGCCAAGACTCGTGCGACTGCTCCGGCGTGTTGCCGGCGAGGGCTCCGGTGACGCCGTTGCGCGCGCTCGACTTCTGCCAATCGGGGGCGTCCTCCCACGATGGCTGAGAGGTGTCTCCGAGCGCCAGACAGTAGGCCCGGTTCACTTCGTGCGCCGCACGGGCGCATGCTTCTACGACGTCGTAATCACTCATGGCTTGTCTCCTTCGGTTTCCGTTGTCTTGAATCGTCCCGCGCGCACGCGGGTGGCGCGATCGTCATTACCTCGTTCCACACTCTGGGCACGATCGGTACCCGGGATGCGATGGGGCGACGCATCCCGGGATGTACCCGCGGCTCTCCGATCGTGCCTCCTCGGTCTTCATTAGCGACTCGTCGCACACGTGTCCGGTAAAGCCGCACGATTGGCATTCGCGAGCCAACTCGCCTAGCCCGCGCATCGCAAGCCTCTCCGCGTAGGTGTGTCCGTTGCGCGAGCACCACGCCTTGAGCGCGCCCAGCATCAGCTTCATTCGCTCCAAGTCTTGGCCAACCTCTTGGAGCTGCCGACGAACTGATCCGGGAGCGCCTACCGGATGACTTCCGGGGTCGCGTATGGCCTCCAGCGCATCGCTCATACCGTTGAAGTGCTCGTCACTCATCGCCCTCGTCTCCTATCGTCCCGCGCGCAAATGGGTGAGTCTCACGCTAGCGCTTTCCGCGCCTTTTCAAGAACCGGGCCAACCACGGACCAATCCATCTCGTGGCCGAAGGCCATCACCGGAGGGAGATCAATCGGGTGTAGGATTCGTGCGCTCGACGGTGACTGGTGATGCTTCTCCACACATGACACCGCGACGCCGGCAAGGACGGGTGACCGGTGGAATCGACCCGCCGGGAATCGGTACGTGTGCCCCTCATCGATGAGGTAGGAGGCGCGTCGAGCGTGGAAGCGGCCAGGTAGCGGCTCTGTCGGACCGTGGTAGCCGGTGTCCTTCGCGGCTCGCGCGTGGGTGAGCTTCAGCATGGCCCATTTCCCGTCGTCTGACTCTTCGGGGAAGATTTCCTCATGCGCGACTTGGCCGCACAAGACATGCGAGACAAGGTCGAATCGGTGGTCGTGGATGTCCCCACTCTCGGACATGCCAGGCTTGACCAGCTCGGGTGCCCACACGTGCAATCGCACCTCCGGTTCGCAGTCTTCGATGACGTAACCTTGAAGCACGCCGATGCCGTGGTGCCGCCACTGCATCGACGGGAAGAGCGCGAGGGCCATGGCCCGCATCGCCGGGGTGCTTCGGTTCTTCTCGATAGTCGTCAGTTGCATCGGTTCCTCCGGTTTC